CAGACCATCTCACAGGGGAAACCCTGTGGGATTGGTCCTTTGGGTTTAAATAAGTAATATTTCCCCATAAACTGTAGAAGTTACGCAGAGCGATACTGCTATGGGGAACACAAAGGCACAGTGGTACAAACCTAAGAGTCCGTAAGGAACGTATAAGAAAATCTGAATAATAGTAAGATGAGTAATTAGGTTGCGCGGAGGCCACAGAAACTTATTGCGGGAACTCACACTGCAATCAAGTAGCCGCAAGAATAAGTGAGAGATTCCCGAAACCAGTAGTCAGCAATGACTATTGGTCTTTGGGAAAGTTCTAAAAAACTCAATAACTTTCCAAGATGTTGAGGACACCAGTTTCTGCAAAGTTCGGTACATAAACAGATGGTTAGCTGTGGGAGAAAACATCAATCCTAAAGGTGATTGCTCAGGGAGACCTTTCTTTGATTCGCAAGTTCCCCCTTCTGTTAATATGTGTTGCAAACGACTTTGTAGTTTTAGGTGTAAAACACAATAAGGCTGGGAGGGTAAAACCTCTCAGCCTTCTTTTTTTGTTCCTTCAGGTAAGAGCAATGGTTTCATCCCCTTACACGCACAGCAATGGGCTGGCTGATCAAGCCTTATATCCAAGCCTGTGAGAACAATGCCTGTTGAACAAGCCAAGTCCAAAACGCTTGGAATGAGAACATTGTTTTGTAGATTAAGATTTTGATTGAGATTTCTTTTCAGCAGATGAACTTTAAAGCAAATCACAACTTCCAAACTCCATAAATTCTGAGTGATTGAGCTGTGAACAATCAAGCTATGAATTATTGGAACAATCCATAAAACCAAAATGTAAAATAATTTCCCATATTGGTTTTTAATAATCTTTCTACCCTTAGAGCACCCCGACTGAAAGCAGATTCAGCAAGGTTTTTACTCTTAAACTTCGAGACGGGCGGGTTATTGACGCTTTCACAAGCCATTTATCTCCATCAATGTAAGTTCCCACCTTACAAGGTAAACAAGTCTCCTATAAGGAAGATTGTTTAGGACCATTTATACTCCCGTACTGTGCCACTGTGGTTTCACTTTTTGATATTAGCAGTCAACGCCTGCTTTCTCTGGCCGCCTCTGGGCTGGTCTCCGTCTCTTATATCAAGAGCTTTTTTGCCTCTATCGGCGATAACCCCAGTTGCTATGTGTAAAGTGCACTGGATAAGCCGACTTCTAATCCTAAGCGTACTCTTATTGGAAGGGCTTTAGGATGAATGTGAACAATGTTCCTTAGGCATTGCCCACATAAGGCGCTGCAAATATACGCATATATAATGACACCTGCAAGCACCTAAAGAAAACATTTAGATTTTTATCATTAAAATGTTAGTGAAAAAATAGATACAGCAAGTGACACACCTTAAAAAGCCCTTTCATGTTCCTATTATATATAATGTACGCGCGTACATATTATTATATACATTATTAATAGTATATATATAGTATATAACATATATACAATACCCTATATCTTGCAAGCAATTAAGGGACACACCACCCTCCTTTATTTTGGAGGAGCAGGGGAAAGACTTGCTTCCCGCATGTCAGGCGAGATTTGCAGGACTCGTCAGACATGCAAGGTTATGTCCTGCGCAAAATAAAACAATTAAAACAAACAAAGTTATGTCAAACACAAATTCAGTAAACGTGGGAATTAAGTCAAGTGCGTCATTATTAGCCTTCGCCAGAGAGCACGGCAGAATGCAGGTAGGCCAGTTTGCCAACAAAGAGACAGGAGAGACCTTCAAGTCTTGCGTCTTCACAAAGGACGACGGCTCACGCTGCTTCGTCTCGTTCAGCCGCAACCTCGGAGAGCTCACCCCGGCAGAGATAGCCGCGAGAAAGAATGACCTCCAAGTCTGCGAACTCAACACTGGCTCTTACAAGCTCTGCTCTAATGGAGCTGACACCTGGCAAGATGTCGATTTGCTGTAAATACTTGAAAATACTTTACATTTAACGTAAAAACATTTTACATTAAATGTAAGGTTTTCAGAGTACAAAAAGTTTGTAATTCATTGATTATCAGAGAGTTGCAAGGATGTTAGACTGTCACATCCACCCAACATTCTTGCTACTCTTTGAAATATCAGCCTTAGACTTAATCTCTACCCTATTCTCTTTTTTTACTGCCTATCCTGACAATTCCAACTCCCAAATATCCTTAAAAAACACCCCTAATCCGCGCTTTTAATGCAGCCGATATTGCAAATATCGAGAGTCTAAAGCCTCTAAAATGCAGATAGAAAGCATAAAAATAACCCTCTAAAACAACAAAACTATGTTACAAGTAAACGAATTTAGAGAAACCTATCCCAACTGGAATAAGAGTTTCATGGCACACAATCCCCTAACAGCTACAGAAAAACTGTTTGGAATGAGGATGTCAGGTCTGTTATACTACAGAAACAGGCAATACCAACAGTTCCCAATCTCACAGAACATATATGATATGCTAATATCAGAGTTTAATGATGGTAGGAGTCACTGCTTTGATGGACTGAACTTCAATGTCGTCATCGTCATTAGAGGCAAATCCATAGTAGGATGGTGCAAGGAGACTAAGGAAAGAGTATCCTTTGCAGTGCCCTGCAATATTGCTACACCAGGAGAGCACGGTTTCTCAGATGAATATGACTCCGACTATTCCCAATATAGAAGGGAAATGCAAGAAAGGCTGTATGAATAGTACAGCCTTTCTGTCTTAACACATAGCAATGATCTATATCCTCTTGGACCAGTATGGGCGCATAATGGAAGCCTCCTCTGATTACCAGAAGCTCTATTCCCGCTATTTAAGAAACCCCAAATGGACCATCAAATACGCCTGGCAGCCATAGCCTGTTCGGTAAAAACAGTGATGGTAACAGTAACAGGGCAGCATTGAATAAAACAATTAAAACAATCAAAACACTATGACAACTTACATCGAAAAAGTGGCGGTATGCATGTTCTCGCACGCCACAGGCAAGGCAGACCTTTATCTGCTCAACCATAAGAAAACGGACAGGCGCTCCCTGTTCAAGTCCCAAACCTCTAAAGCGCTAAGGCCATGACAGCGAAGACAGCCGCAATCAGGGACATCAAGGCCGAGCTCAAAGAGACCTCAGCCTGCTTCCTCTTCTTTCACAGAGAGCTTGACCCAGTGATGAACGACCTTGTGCGGGACTACACGTCAGTGCAAGCCTCGCTTAACCATAAAACGCAGAAGCCATGAGCGCCGAGACCAAAGACACCCTCCTCTCAGGAGCCTGCTGCCTGCTTCTCGCCATCATGGCCTTGTTCTGCGTAATCATCTTCCATTGACGGCGGAAACCTAACACTTCCGCTTCAATCTTCTAACAGCCGCCTTAATACATTGGCTTATTATGTTTCAAACTCCTACCTTTGCGTCGGATTTACTCTTATAATTGCAATCTGGTAGGCATCAAAGTCCCGTCACGCGAAAGCGCAGCGGGACTCCTCTTGCGGGAAGACAAAGGGGGCAAGCCCTCATGAAAGAGAAGACAGGCGCGGTCTTCCGAGGGCAATCGCATAAACTCAGTCATAGAACATCGTGAACATAAAGAACTCTTGTCATCCCCCACGCGCCCTTCCCGCATTTCAGGCTGGTTAGCTTAACAGCATAAAGCGGCTCTCTCCTAAAGAGCAGACTATGGGTTGGACTCCCATACCGGCCACGCTTTATTGATTCATAGTTTTAAATTTGTTTTAAAGGTTTTCATTTCTTTCAAAGAACATAGGTTTAGGTTGTTTTCAATGGTAACACCTCCTTTCCGCCCCATGTGAATGGCGCGTGAGAGGACTTCCGGACTTTCGCTTTATTGGGTCCGGAAGCCGGGGCCTCCCCCTCCGCCGCAATCTCGGTTAGCGTTTTTTCCAACGGCGGAGAGGGGACCGCCCCTTTATCTGTAGCGAACACGGCGCTCTGAGCGCCTTACATACATATATTTATATGACACAACAAAGAAAATGGACAGAAGCTGAAGACAGTAGGCTTCTCCGTCAGGTTAAGGCTTTCCCGCAAAACCTAACAAAGTGCTTCATGATTGTCGGCGAGGAGCTTGACCGCACTCCCAAAAGTGTGGCGGCCCACTGGTATCAGAACCTCTCGAAGAGGCCTGACTCCATAGCCTTCTTCACAGTCTCGGAGCACCATAAGTCATTCAACCGCAAGAACGGCAAGGGCATACCCTCCACAAAGACGGTGTTCCGCCGCATCCTGAGACTCTTGGGCTTTTAAACTTATTAATCATGGCAACAGTTCATTTCCAGCTGCCTGACGGCTGTGAGCAGGTCATCAACATGACCCAAGTGCCCAACGGGGAGATACAGCAGGTCTGCAACGCTATCAAGCATGACCTCCACGCCACCCGCTTTGACTACTTCATAGCCAGGTAAGCTCTCGTTTTTTAACATTCACACTATGAGCGACAAAACATTTTTGCTCCTGCTCATATCCTTCGCCGTGCTGTGCAACCTGTACAGCCTCTACAGGAAGTACAGGCCGCACATAGCCACGGTAATCCTCCCATACAACCGCAGAAAGATTTTCTTCGAGTACTGGGAGCCTTACACATGGCATGACAAGAACGGCAACAGGGTATGGTCGCGCAGGATTAAGCGCGTTTACCTGTTCACGTTATGACAAGACAAGACCTTTTAGAACTTCTCCAGCTGTGGGACGGCAGGCTCGCCTCCTACAGGGAAGACCGCTCTGACTACGCCTCAGGCTACAGGGACGCCCTCCGGGAGTGCCTTGACGACATTCTCTGCGGAGAAGTCCCCGTGGAGCAGTCCCCTGACTTCCTTCCTCCTGACGAGACCAAGAGCTACGTTGAGAAGCAGGAGGCTGACAGATGGCTCTCATCTGTTGAAGCCCATGAAAGGGCAGTATAAACAGTAATGAAAAGCATATATGACAAGACAAGATGTCTATACCTCGGCTCTTGAGAGCTTCAGGCGCAACAAGTGCGTGGCTCTTGAGCTGGCCACAGGCTTCGGCAAGTCAAAGATGGCCGTTGACCTCTGCAACACCCTGTGCTCCCGGAAGCCGCGTCTAAAAATCCTCCTCCTTGTGGCCAAGACGGTTCACAAGCAGAACTGGCTTGACGAAATCCGTAAGTGGGGAGGCTTCAAAAACTCCCTTGACCTCACTATTGAGTGCTACGAGTCTTTGAAGAAGCACGCCGGCGAGACCTTTGACATAGTGGTGGCTGACGAGGCCCACCACCTCAAGTCTGAGCTTCGCCAAGACCTGTTCAAGACTCTCAAAATCAGGGAGAAAGCGCTGTTTCTCTCAGCCACGTTCCCCAAGTCCTTGAGGCTGTGGCTCAAGTTCTTCCTACACGCTGACTTCATCAAGGCTTCCTTGCAGGACGCCATCACCGATGACGTGCTCCCTGAGCCTGAGATTATCCTCTTTCCCCTTGACCTTGACAACAAAGCCGAGACTCAAGTGGTTGAGATTAACCCCAAGGTCAAGGGGCAGGTCTTCACAGGCAGTTACGCTGTTGACTACTGGAGGTTCAAGAAGCAGAAAGTCCACGCCAAGCTCCGCGCCACCAAGAGGCAGTACCTCCAGTGGATAAACAATGAGATTCTCTATTGCAAGAACTCCTGGGAGAGGACTCACTTTGAGGGAATGAAGTTCAAGTGGCTCCACCTCTGCGACCAGAGGCTCAAGTTCCTCGCCAACTCCAAGAACGGCTTTGTCCAGAGGCTCCTTCATGTCCTGCGTGACAAGAGGACTCTCACCTTCTGCAAGTCCATAGAGCAGTCAGAGCTGCTCGGCAAGTACTGCATCCACTCGAAGAACAGCGACGCAGGGCTGCATCTGAACCTCTTTAACAAGGGGGCTATAAGCCACATTACCGCCTGCCAGGTCCTCAACGAGGGAGTCAACCTCACAGACTGCCAGTACGGCATCTTCGCCAACCTTAACGCCTCGGAGACGGTGCAGGTGCAGCGCACAGGCAGGCTCTTGAGGCACAAGCATCCCGTAATCATCATCCCCTACTACAGGAACACCCGTGAGGAGGAGATTATGGAGAAGATGACCGAAGGCTATGACAAGAGCCTTGTCAGAACATGCCAAACACTAAATGACATCATCAAATGAAAATCACTATTGACGAAAAGCTCTGCACAAGGCATCATCTCACCCCCGCGCAGCTGCTGCTGCTCCTTTCCATAAGGGAGGGCAGCCTCGCGGGCACTGTTGATGAGCTTGTTGACAGGCAGGTCCTGGTCAAGACCGACACTGGCAACTATCTTGTTACCCAGCATTGGAACGACGAGGTTGACGAGATTCTCGCTGACTCGGCGGGCCTTGCCACTGACGAGGAGTGGCTCGCAAGTCTCGCAAAGGACTTCGCGAAGACATTTCCGCAGGGCAAGATGCCCGGCACCGCGTATTATTACCGCTGCAACACCCGCGAGCTTGTCCTCAGGTTCAAGAAGTTCTTTGCCACGCACCCTGAGTACAAGCCCTCGGACGCTGTCAGGAAGCGCATCATTGACGCGGCTAAGAGGTACAACCTTGAAAAGGACAATGACCCTAAGTTCAGGACGCTCTCAAAGTACTTCATCTTCAAGAACAAGCTCGTCACTGACGAGGACGGCTCTGGGCATTTTGAGGAGACCTCCCTTTTGGCTGACTATCTTCAGAACGAGGGGCAGGAGAACGCCGTCCCTGCGGACGACTGGTTCAATTTCACAAGAAACTAACTCTTTAGATTATGGTTAATCACAAGTATTTCAACGAGTCGAAAATCAAGTGCAAGTTCACGGGCAAGTCCGTTGACATCTACGGGAGATGCACTGTCTGCGCTCTCTCAGGCGAGATTCCCGTGCCTGACTACCTGCCTGAGCCGGTGGTAAGCTGGGTGGTGAACCATCCTTCGGCCAAGACGGGATTCGTAAGGGACAGCGATATTCCCTTGGGGTTCTCCCACGGGAAAGCGGTGTTCACTGTGAAGGCCAAAGCTGTGAGAAACAAGAAGGACAAGCCTGACCATGACTTGGGTGTCCGTCTTGCCGAGAGCAGAGCCAAGAAGAAGGCCTACAACCTGTGCCGCACGCTGTGCGAGAAGATTGTTGCCTCCCTTGAGGACCAGTACAGGCAGTATAACGAAGGGTCGCGCAAGTTCTCGCGATTCATGGAGAAGGAGCTGGAGCGCCAGCAGCAGCTGCTTGGCAAGCCCCCTTACACAATACACATATAGACCGTACAGTTTATGAGTTTGATTGACAGAGTGCTCAGCAACCTTGAGCAGAGGAGGAGGAGAGTCCTTGAGGGAGGCATAAACTGCATCCCCCTGCCCTTTCCCTCTTTCCGCAGGGACTTTCCCGGCATAGAGCAAGGCAAGTTTTACCTTGTGTCAGGCTCAAGCAAGGGAGGCAAGAGCCAGCTGACCAACTTCCTGTTCCTCTATACCCCAATCCTGTATGCCTACAACCATCCTGACCAGGTAAGGGTGCAGGTGTTCTATTACGCTTTGGAGGAAGCCGTGGAAAAGGTCACTCTCAGGTTCATGTCTTATCTCCTCTACACCATGTCAGACTTCAGAATCAGAATATCGCCATTGGACTTGCAGTCCGTAAACTCCAACAAGGCGGTGGATGAGAGGATATTGAAGATACTGCACAGCCTTGAGTACCAAAGCGTATTGAGGTTCTTCGAGGAACATGTGCACTTCATGAGCGCGAGACATCCTACCGGATACTGGAAAGACCTTGACGGGTACGCTGCGGAAGCGGGGACAATCCACCGGAAGAACGTGGTGATAGAGAACAAGGAGACTGGCGTGAGGCAGGAAAGGGAAGTCTTTGACTATTATGAGCCGAAGGACAAGAACGAGTATGTAATATCCATTTGGGACCATGCGGGACTTACGGCCAATGAGGCTAACAGCAGCATCAAGGACAAGAGCCTCAAGGGAGCCATAGACAAACTGACTGAATATCACATGATTGTTAGGAACAAGTATAATTATATCCCTGTCATGGTGATTCAGCAAAACTCCGAGACGTTAAGTCTTGACGCTTTCAAGTCCAATAAGATAAGACCCACCTTTAACGGCATTGCGGATTCCAAGGACCCTGGCAAGGCATGTTCAATGATGCTGGGTATCACCAATCCCTTCTCCTTTGAGCTGCCCCGCTATCCCAACACCTCCAACGGCTATGACATAACCAAGCTGCGGGGCTACGCGAGGTTTCTGGAGGTGGTTCTCAACAGGGAGGGAGAGAGCAACGGCATGATCGGGCTGTACTTTGACGGCGCGACAAACTTCTTCACGCCTTTGCCTTCCCCCAATGACACCGTGAAGCTCCAAAAAGTCTATAACCTAATAGCCAGCCATAGCAGAGCTAACTGAGTCACTTCAATCTTTTAACTAACATCAAAACCACGTTCCGCCGGTGGGGGCATAGCTGTACCTTTGCGGCGGACACTGAAAAGAGTAGAAAAAATTATGGCAAACATCGTACTGCCTACGGAACGTAGGAAAGCGCAGAATTACAACCCGAAGTTCATAATATTCTTCGGAAAGCCCAAGAGCGGCAAGTCATCCGTCATGGCCTCTCTTGACTCAAACCTCATCATTGACCTTGAGGACGGATACCGCGCCCTTGATGTCATGGTTCTTCAAGCCCATGACGTGAGCGCCCTGTTCAGCATAGAGAAGGCCATTGAGGAGAAGACAAAGGCTGACGGCAAGCAGCCTTACCGTTTCATCACCATTGACAACGCCACACGCCTTGAGGAGCTTGCCCTCCCTTATGCGGCTCATCTTTACAGGCAGTCTCCCATGGGGGCTGGCTGGGGCTTCCTAAAGGATAAGGTGGGGCTTCCCGTGAAGGACAAGAGCGGCAGGCCCGTCCCAGACCCCAAGGCTGACGTGAGGCAGCTTCCTAACGGAGCCGGCTACCTTTATCTCAGGCAGGCCGTGAGGAAGATGATAGATATGTTCAAGCCTCTTTGCGACACCCTCATCCTTGTGGCTCATGTGAAAGACAAGCAAATCAAGAAGGACGGCGAGGAAATGTCGGAAATGGCGGTTGACCTCGCAGGCAAGCTCTCTGACATAATCTGCGGAGAGGCTGACGCCATAGGCTACATCTACCGTGACGGCAACAAGACCCTTGTCTCCTTTGAAGGCGGTGACAACACCATAAGGGAGGCGCGTCCCCTGCATCTCAGGGGAAAGAAGTTCGTCGTAGCCGAGTCTGACGCTGACAACAACCTCAAGGTTGACATGTCTCAGATATTCCTTGACACGGACAAGCAGAACTAATAACCATTAAAGACAATTCAGTTCAATAACATTTAATTTAAGGCAAAAATGGAAAAGATTATCACAACCCGCCAGTGGGCCACAGTCAAGAGGATGGCCCAGAGTGTTCAACCCTTAGTGCAGAGGAAGCAGAGGCTCCAGAGCCAGATAGCAGGCATGATTGAGGAGTACAAGTCCCTCGACGTCCAGATCTCAGGCTTTGAGCAGGGCATCAAGGCTCTCTGCGGAGGACTCGGCACAGAGCAGCTTGTCTGCCGTGTGGTCACTCCTCTTGAGGGCAGGTTTGACAAGGACGGCAAACAGCTCAGGAAAGTCACATACGAGCCGAGCTCAAACGTGCGCTACAACGCTGAGGCCAACAACTACACCATCCTCATCCCTGAGCCTGGGGAGGAGCAGCCTTCGCAGCCTTCGGAAAACAACAATGAAGAGGCTGCAGCTGAAATCCCACAGGAAGGGCAGCCTTCAGAGGACAAAAATGACAACGGGTTAGAGTATTCATTTAACTGATTACCATAACAGTTTGAATAACAGTGTTTTTACACTTAATTTATAAACAATTCTAAACATTTTAAGCAACATGCAAAGTTACAGTTTTCTTGCCATAGGCAAGACACATGAGTCCAAAGAGTCCTTTAACGGAAAGCGTTACATCGGAGTGGGTTCCTCTTACGTCATCGCGGTGAACCCTGACAAGGAGGAGCTTGAGCGGATTTTCGGCAATGAGCAGGCCAACGACCCTGTCTATGTGCAGGACGGCGCTGAAGTGCCCACAGTGCGCATTGACTTCATCGTCAAGACCGACCCTGAGCAGTGCGGAGGCGTTGAGGCCGTCAACCGCGCCACCTTCTTCCTTCATAACGAGCCTGCCTATAATAATGACAAGACAAAGGTGCAGGTCATTGACGAGTACGGCAACTCCACATGGGCTCTCGTCGAGGACGCGAAGATGGGCAAGCGCATACAGCGCAACGGAGTTGACGTCAAATTGGCTCCCAAGTACAGGATGACCTGCCGTGGAGAGGCTGACCTCATCGACTTCCTCAAGAACTACCTGGGTGTGGAGGACGCCTTCAACTATGTCAACGGCTCATGGGTGATGAAGGACGGCAACCTTGATGACTACAAGTTCTTCCTTGAGAACATCAAGGACTACTTCAAGGGCGATGTCTCTGAGCTCAAGGAGGCTCTGAAGCTCCAGCCTAACAACAAGATCAAGCTCCTTTATGGTGTCCGCACCACTGAGAACGGGCAGTATCAGACAGTATGCACCCGCAACGGCATGACGCTGCGCAACAACGCGGGTTCCAAAGGCTTGGCTCGCCTGGAGAGGCAGATGGCTTCTCTCAGCTCGCAAAACACCGAGTATCGCGTATGCCCTCTTCAGGAGTATGTGACAAGTCCCACTGACCTCAACGCTCCTGTGGAGGCTGCCTCAGCTGGCGCAGCATCTGAGGAGATGCCTTGGGACTGACCCTGTTCGCAGCTTACGGCCCAGCTGATGTCTTAACTTGCAGTTTCTCTTATGATAGTGGGAAAGACCTCCGCGAATGTCACAGCCTCAGAGGTGTTCGGCAGATACTCCGAGACTGACGTGCTCTCATGTTACTTCAACATAAGGCAGCTCCCGTGCTGCATCAGCTCTCCCCTGAGGCAGGACAGGAACCCCTCCTTCAGCCTTTACCTCAACAGGAGCGGCAGGGTCAGGTACATTGACTTCGCCACTGACGAGCACGGAGACCTCATGGATTTGCTCTGCAAATGCTGGAACTGCTCCTTCACGCAGGCTTTGGACAGGATTTACGGGGACATCATCGAGAGGTCCTCCCTTGTCCTGAAGCCCAAGACCGTCAGGACTTTCACCAAGCAGGAGCGTGACAGGCTCTCAAAATTAGAGGTCAAGGTCAGGCCGTGGCGGGACTACGACTTTGAGTACTGGCGGAGTTACGGCATAGCCCCCCAGTGGCTTGCCTACGCCGAGGTCTATCCTGTCTCCCACAAGATTGTGACCAAGACTGACCCTGACACGGGGCGGAAGTCCCGCTATGTCTTCGCGGCTGACAAGCACGCATACGTCTTTGTGGAGAGGAAGGACAGGCGGCTGCAGCTTAAGCTCTACCAGCCATTCAACACCAAAGGCTTCAAGTGGTGCTCAAAGATGGACGGCTCTGTCATCTCCCTCTGGACCAAGATTCCGGAGAGCGGTGACAGGGTTGTCATCTGCTCCTCCCTGAAGGACGCCCTCTGCGTCACCGCGCAGCTTCGCGTTCCCGCCCTTGCCTTGCAGGGCGAGGGCTACGGCATGTCTGACACTGCCGCCGGCGAGCTTCGGCGCAGATTCGGAAAGGTCTTCATATCCTTTGACACTGACAAGGCGGGTCTCGCTGACTCCAAGAGGCTTGCCGAGAGGACAGGCTTCACGAGCGTGGTCCCCGATCTCGGCAAGGAAAAGGACTTCAGCGACTATTACAAGTCCCTCGCGGACAAAAAAGAATTTCTTAAACTTAAAACTTTGTTCAATTAAACGTTAAAATTATGGACACGCAAAGAACCATTATGGTGGCTGACACCAAAACCCAGAAAAAGTACAAAATCACAACCAACGCCTCCACTCTCGGAGAGCTCAAGCAGTGCCTCTCGGACAACGGCATTGACTACAGCGGGATGTCCTTCACTGAGGGCATAACCAAGACAACCCTTATGGATGACTCGGCGCAGCTTCCGACCAACATCCCTTACAAGGGAACGACCACCAACAACCTTGTCCTCCTGCTTACCAACACGCGCAAGAACATAGCCTCTGGCGCTATGGACAGGAAGGACGCTTACAGCTACATCAAGGACAACCTGCTGCAGGACAAGGTTGAGGAGGCTTTCGGACGCAACTTCACGCAAGTGAGCACGGCAGCCCTTGAGACTTTCATCAGCAATCACTGCGGGTCTGACGCCGCTTCGCCCTCGCATGAGGACTCTCAGAAGAAAGAGAGCGGCAGCTCTGAAGACAATAGGGAAATCAAGGCCTCTGTTGTGGAGATGAAGTCCTCTGGCATCAAGGACATCATCATCGACCTCTGCAAGCGGCTCGCTGACAAGGGTTTCCTCTCCGCCGATGACCTCGATGACATCGCTGACGAGGTTGGCTTCTATGAGGCTGGCTCTGACTTTGACGTTGACAACATGGTGAAGGAGCTTTAGCCATTTGCTCTTTCATCTCACGGGAAACAGGAGGCACCTCACTTCTTGTTTCCCTTATTTTTTTTACTTTATATGTTGAACATGACAAATACTGATTGTATGTCTTACACTTTGGATGAGTTGAGGAGCGCTCTCCTCTCAAAGGTCTTTGAGGTCTATGACGTGTTCAAGGATTTCTTTGGGGAGGCTTACGTTGACCTGCAGAACTTGCCGTCCGACGGTGTCATAGCCGACGTTTACAGCAGCCACAGGCAAGGCTCTAACTTTGTCTTTGACAGCGCTCCTGACCCTGCAGAGCTTGTCTGTCTTAACCCTTTCATCCTCGTGTGGTGGCCTCTGGTCACCGTCTCCAACGAGCATGGCAGGTCTGTTGACATTCAGGATCTGTTCGCGAAGGTGCCTGTCACGTTCTCAGGCATGATGCCTGACAGTGCAGACAGTTTCTGGCTCAACCGCAGCACTTATCCCATGGACCAGTATAGCAGCGACTACATGCACAGCCATGTCAGGAGTATTCCGAGTAATCCTGAGGTATTTCAGAGACCTTGCCTGGGCAGGGGACCTATAAACAACACTATCGCGTCCCTGCACAGGTCTTCAGACCCTCTGCTGTGGTCTCTGTTCTGCCAGGAGCTGTCCATGTACGTCACTGTTGAGTCCCTTGAGGGCATACCTTATAAGAGGCTGGAAAGCATAGGGAAAGGCAGCAAGTCTGAAGGGGCGCTTATGTTTACTACATATTCGAGAAGCCAAAACAAGCTGTGCAACTGCCGAAAGGACTTCATCTCATGGTACTTGAGACACGGGCATCTGAAGTTCCGCTTCTCTGAGGGCTCCTTCTCGCTTGGAATGACTCCCTATGACTTCTATGTGGACATCAGTAACGCCTTCATCAGTTGGTATAACGCGCAAAGCGAAGAGTATCTTGGTCCCCGCCTTATGGTTAATGAGCTGTTTTACAGAGGCATCATTGATAAGAAGCTGCTCAAGGACGGAGGCATCTACTCTCCCGATTCGCCTTATAGCTCGGCTTCTCTTGACAGTGTGGGAAAGCATGTATGCTGGTTTAAGGGGCGGGACATCCGCTTGAAAATACTTGACCCTGACAGCAGTGAGGCTGACGCCAACTTGTCTGTCATCCTCGCTCCTGACGTGGCTTCGGTCATTCTTCAGTCTATTCTTAAAATACTTAACTTCAGATACAAAAATGGAAACAGCAAAAACAATGAAAACAGAGGCGGAAACACCGCAGCGGCTGGTGGAGCAGCGTCCGCTGCCTCCCCTCATAAAAATGCCAGATACTTTTAGGCTCGTCATCCCTGAGGGCATGGAACGCAAGATAAGGTACCTGCAAGCCAAATACCCTGACACTGAGTGGTCGGGAGTGCTCTTCTACACCTGCGCGGGCTCCTTTGAGACTAAAGACTTCACTGTTACCTGTGCCGACATCTATCCCATGGACTTGGGCAACTCCACATACACAGAGTTCAAGAATACCCCTGACGTGGCGGCGTACATGGCTGAGGACATGGAGCTTTTTGACTGCAACATCGGACTGGTTCATTCGCACCACTCCATGCCCGCGTTCTTCAGCGGCACTGACAAGGGCACTCTTCAGTCTGAGGGCAATGACACCTGCAACTTCGTCTCCCTCATAGTGAACAACGAGGGCACATATACCGCAGCTGTCACAAGGAAAGTCTCTGTCTCAAGCGATGTCTCCGAATGGTGCTCCTATGGCTTCTTCGGCTCTGACCTCCCTGTGTCCTATAATAGGAAGTACTCCACGGAGAAGGAGACCCGCATAGAGTATTTCATGCTTGATGTCGAGAAGCCTGACATCCCAAACCCCTTCTCTTATATAGATGAAAGGTTTAACGAGATTGTGAAAAACAAAGAGGCTAAGGCTGTTAAGGCTTCAAGACATAAGCATGAAACCGAGTGGAACAGGAATAACAGTATTCCCGTCCCCTCTCCGCTTTCCCCTCTCCCCTCCGCCGTGTCTCCCTGCCAAAGTTCCGCCGTCTCGGAGCCTTGCCTGTTCTCTGAAGAGGAGATGGGCGCCCTGCCGCAGCCTGACCCCAATGTCATACATGACGTTGTGGCGAAAATTCTCCTGTGCTCCCTCATAGTCAACACTGACAAGATTGACCTTGACCTTTGGGTGAAAAAGCACATGGTGAGGGTTTATGACAAGGAGTTCGGAGGCTCTGACATGCTGAAGTTCGTTGAGTACAGGGACTGGGCGGTGGGCTACGTCCTTGACTACTATGAGGACACATGGCTGTCCCCTGACGCTATGGATGACACCACGTACATGTACGCCATATACGAGGCCATCATTAGCGTGCTTTCTGACTACCAGAGCGCGGACAACAAGTACATTGACAGCTTCATTGAGGCTTTCTCCGCGTGCCTTTAAGGGAATGTTCCCGCAAAACTTATAAAAACTGACAAAATGAATAACCCTTTGGATGACATGATAAGGTCGGCGGGATACAGTCCCGCTGACTTCTCTCCTTATTCTTCCCAGCACTCTTCTCATCATTCCTCTCCCCGCATTGCCGCAACAGCTGACCCTATTGCCATACGCCGGCGCCTGTCTCAGCCAAACACTGTCTATGCCGCCGTGGAGGAGCAGCATGACAGCCCTGACCCTATAGCGGTGGCGATGCCTGACGTGGTAGAGGTGACGGACATGGCTGACGATGCTATAATAGATGAGGTTACGGCTGAAAACTCTGCTTTAAACGAAACACCTGAAACCTCTGCTAATGAGAGTGTTGCAGATAATGGCTCTACTGAAACTTCAGATGAGTTCACAGACAATGACTGGAACAGCATCCTTGAGGACGCAGGCTTCTCTTCTGACTCCCCAGTGCAGGAGGTGGCAGCTTCTTCAGAGGAAAACACGGACGGACAGAATGGGGAGGAAAGCGAAGAGGAGGAAGAGACCGAAAATGAGGATGATGGGGACGAGGACGAAGATGAGGACGAAGAGGAAGAGGATGAAAATACTGAAGACTCAGACCTTGCTTCCTATCATATTCCTGAGAACTCCCCCACCCTGCTCATTGACGACTCCACAAGCCGCTTCTCAGGGACAGAGTGGTATGACGAGATAAGGAAGTCTGTCGTCATCATCGCGGGAACAGGAGGCATAGGCTCCAACCTGGCTTTCCAGATAGCGAGGATGCATCCCGCAACCCTTGTCCTCTATGACGATGACAGGGTGGAGACGAGCAACATGTCAGGGCAGCTTTTCTCAAGGGATGACATCGACAGGTACAAGGTCTTCGCCGTGGCTGACATGATAGGGAAATACACTACAATGACCAACGCCTTCGCCGTTAACACCAAGTTCACCTCTCGGTCCGAGGCCGGCGACATCATGATGTGCGGCTTTGACTCCATGTCAGCGAGAGACATCTTCTTCAGCTCATGGAGAAAGCATGTTGAGATGAAGCCTTTTAACGAGCGCCGTAAGTGCCTCTTCCTTGACGGCAGGCTCTCCATTGACACCCTGCAAGTGCTTGCCATGACCGGGGATGATGACTACAGCATCAACAGGTACAGGCGTGAGTTCCTCTTCTCTGACCATGAGGCTGAGAGTACGGTATGCTCCCTCAAGCAGACCACTTACCTCGCCTGCATGATAGCCTCCGTGATGACCAACCTCTTCACCAACTTCATAGCTGACTCTCTCAATCCGGAAATTCCGTATGACCTGCCTTTCTTCACTGAGTACAACGCTCAGAACATGTTGTTCAAAACCGAGGTCTGATGGATATAGGATATTGTTTGAGGGACATGTACAGTAACACGCCAAGCGGCGCGATGGGCGTCTCAATCTCTATGTATGACGGAGCGCTGTCTCGTTGCATGGTGATTGATGTCAGCCAGCCTGTGTTCGAGGTTCCTCTCTTCGTCATGCCCATGTTCTGTCCGCGTATGCAGGACTTGTTTGACAATAATTTCACAGTCGTAGTCCCGCTGATACATTCTTTAAGAAGTCCGTCCTACAAGAGCGTTCCCTGCGCTATTGCCAAAGAGGTCTTCAGCTGCTCCCACTATGACAGTGACAAGCTGTGGAGGATAAAGCTGCCAGCTCCCAATGAGGAAGTCGTTTACTATGGCTCAAGAGGAGTCGTGTTCAATGAGTCCCTGAAGCCTATGGCTATCTGCTCGTGGAGAATGTCAAAAACTGATGTGGCTTCGCCTGACAGTCCTGTAAAGCATATAGTCAGCATTGAGAGGCCTGTGCTCCGCATATCCCCTGAGTGCTACCTCGCTAAGGCTGACCCTGTGCAGAGCTTCATCAACAACAAGATGCTCAAGACTCTGCTCGCTGATCCCGTAAGAGCGCCATGGAGCTACAGTTTCCACGGACAGCCGTCATGCGAGGTTCTTCATTGTGGTGACATGTTCAGGGTGCGGGTCATCATCGAGGACTGGCCCTATCCCATAGAGAGCCCTTCCCCTCCCTCGGTGTCTGTCACGCAGCAAGACCTTGTGGACACCGTGCTGGACAACATTGACGACCTTGACCAAATGCTTCCCTGACGTAGTAATGAGCATACAAGAGTATTTCGGAGACTGGCGGCATGTCCTTGACCTGCCCCTCGCTGACAGCATCGTCAGGAAATTGGCTTCTATGAGGCAGCCCCTATGCCCCGACGTCAAAGATGTCTTCAGGGCTTTCACTTTGTGCGGCCTTGAGAGCTTGAGGGTTGTCATCATAGGCCAGGACCCTTACTGTGACTGGTCTGAAGGGTGTCCGACAGCTACTGGCGTAGCTTTCGCCAACGCTAAGGACACTCGTGAGGAAAGCTACTCTCCGTCCTTAAAAGTTCTAATGGAGTCTGTAATTGACTTTTCTGTCCCTCATAATCATGTTAACTTTGACCCCAGTTTGGAGAAGTGGGAGGCGCAGGGGGCGCTGATGCTTAACTCAGCGCTCTCCTGTGCCAAAGGCCAGCCAGGGTCTCACGCCCTTTTATGGAGGCCTTTCGTCACTTCTTTCCTGAGAAAGCTGTCCGGCTTCAAGCCAGGTGTCGTGTATGTCCTCATGGGCAGCGTGGCGCGGTCTTTGGAGCGGCATATAGACAAGAGGTTCAGCTTCGTCTTTTCCGTCCCTCATCCCGCGTGGTACGCAAGGCAGGGAAAGAAGATGCCCTCCTCTCTCTGGCTGGACATTAACAGGATACTCATAGGGCAGAACGGATATGGAATAGAATGGTATGAAGAGCGCTGAGAACAAGAAAATCAAGAACGCCACTCCTTTGGAGTATGACGGCATACGCTTCAAGTCAAAACTTGAGGTCATGGCCTACAAGACTCTCAGGGAGCATGGCTTCCCCGTGATGTACGAGCCTGTGAAGTTTGTCATCTGGGACGGGTTCAAGCCCACTGTCCCCTTTTATGACAAGGACAATGGAACAAGGCTGCTCAAGCCTAACGCGAAGAAGCTCATTAACGTCACTTACACTCCTGACCTTATGTTCCCCTATAAGGGGAAGAACATAATAATGGAACTAAAGGGATTCGAGAACGACAGCTACCCCCTGAAGAAAAAACTCTTCAGGGCTTATCTTGAGCGGCATTGCTCCAACAGTCTGTACTTTGAGATTTTCTCAAAGAAACAGCTCTTGCAGGCGATAGAGATAATAAAGAACTTATAAACATTAATTATGGACAAGACATTAGACCAGATAGCGTGGAACGTCTCGGAGCCTGAGTACAGGGCTGACCTCGCGCTCTCCTACTCCACTCTCGCCAAGTTCGAGAGGGAGGGCTTTGACAACCTCGGCACTCTGTTCGCCCATGTTGACACTCCCTCCCTGCTGCTCGGAAGCATGGTGGACACGCTTGTTACAGGCAGCAGAGAGGAGTTTGACAGCCTTTACTATGTGGCTGACATTCCTCCTATAGGCGAGAAGGAGCAGCAGGCGGCGAAAGGCCTTTACCAGAAATGGGGGCACATGTTCTTCCAGTTCGACGCCATCCCTTCGGAGCAGGTGCTTGAGGCCGCCAACATCGTAGGCTTCTACCTCCATTGGAGGGATGACACAAGAGTCAGGGTCTTGAGGGAAAGGTGTCCCATATACTACAACACCATACACTTGGCGAAAGGCAAGAGGGTTGTGGACACTGGCACTTACAACACCGCCCTCAGCATGGTGAAGGCTCTGCGCGAGAGTCCCGCCACAAGCGGGTACTTCGCTGACAACCAGCCTGGCTCCCCTGTGCAGAGGTACTACCAGCTCAAGTTCAAGTTCTCCCATGACGGAGTGGACTACCGCAGCATGGCTGACCTCCTTGTCTGCCTGTATGACGAGAAGCGCGTGATACCATGCGACCTGAAGACAAGCTCCCATTCGGAGTGGAACTTTCAGGACAGCTTCCTGCAATGGGGTTATATGATACAGTCGCGTCTGTATTGGAGGAACATTCGCGCCAATATGGACAAAGACCCTTACTTCAAGGACTTCACTCTTGACGACTACCATTTTATAGTTGTCAACAGGAAGACCCTTACCCCTCTCGTGTGGAGGTTCCCCTATACCAAAGTCTCTGGCGTTCTCATCGACGGCAAGGGCAACAGGTACAGGGACCCCTTTGATATTGGGAAGGAGCTTTGCGGCTACCTCTATGACAGGCCGAGAGTCCCTAACGGGATTGACCCCTGTGGAGTGAACGCCATAACGGCTCTCCATCCTTTGAATGATGACAATACATCGAATGAAAATGCTTAACGAGGATTTTTTCAGTTCTGAGGACAAGCAGGTTCTCAAGCTCAAGAGAACCATAGCGGCGTTCAAGAAGTACGACGCCGAGCGGAAAAGGTACATCCAGAGGCTCCAGTGGGAGATGGAGGACATCAGCGAGCGCTACTGCCGGCTGAAAGCCTCTGTCCCTAAAGACATTCAGGAGCTGGATGACAAGTACAGGCAGAAAATCAAGAACCTCAAGGCCAACATGGCGGGACAGGCAAGGAAAATCGAGAAGCTGGACAAGACCATCCGCCTCATGCAGGACCCCGGCGCTCTCGCCAGGGCCGAGGAGGTTCTCAAAAGCTATGACCTGGTTCAGCTCAAGCAGGAGAACGAGGCTCTTGAGAGGCAGGTGGCCAACCTCCGCAAGACCAACAACGAGCTTATCTGCAAGTTAATCAGCCTTGAGAAGGCTGCTGACAATAATAAGACAAAAGCAAATGACAATGAGAATCAAAACGCTGGTTAAAAGCAGCGTCTGTCTTCCTGAGGTCATAGACAAAGGGGACTGGATTGACCTTTCGGCGCAGTGGGAGACCTCCTTCAAGGCTCCCTATGCCAAGTGCCTGCACAAGAAGAGGAACGCCGAGACTGAAGCCACTGACCGCTTCAGGGAGGTCTTGTTCGATTACAAGGTGATACCTCTCGGAGTGGCTGTGCAGCTTCCTGACGGCTTCGAGGCTGTCATAGCGCCGAGAAGCTCTCTCTTCAAGAAAACGGGGCTGCTTCAGGCTAACTCCGTAGGGGTCATAGACAACAGCTACAGCGGAGACAATGACGTGTGGGGCTTCCCCGCCGTGGCCACAAGAGCCATCACTGTTCCTGAAGGCACAAGGATATGCCAGTTCAGGATACAGCTCTCGCAGAAGGCTACCTTCTGGCAGAAGCTCAAGTGGCTCTTCAGTTCCAAAATCAGGATTGAGCAGGTTTCAAGCCTCGGCAATCCTGACAGGAAAGGGTTTGGCGAGGGCACAGGGAAATAACCCTGCCCTCCCCTTTCCTACAGCTTAACTGCATTTTAACCTTTAATTATAAGTATAATGATTGACAAACTAAGAAAACTCCTTTTCGGGAGGCCTGAAGCCCTGCCTTTCAGCCAAAGCATGGATTTGACGGGGCTTCCCATAGTGACCCTGTGCCAGGGGGACAAGAGGTTCAATTTCCTCCTTGACACTGGCTCCAACAACAACATCATCCACAGCGCCGTGCTTGACAGCATACAGCACACCGTGACCTGCAAGTGCTCTGACGTCTTCGGCATGGAGGGGCAGACCAAGCTGGCGAGGTTCTGTGACATAACTCTCTCGTACAAAGGCAACAACTTTGAGTATGAGTATCTCATCTGTGATATGGAGAACGCCTTTGGCAAAATCAAGGCGGAGTCGGGGATTACCCTGCACGGTCTGTTAGGCTCACACTTCTTCCGTGAGTTCAGATATGTCATAGACTTCAATGAGTTTATAGCCTATTCAAAGAAATGAGCATGAACGGTTTGAAATCAATGTTCCGTTCTGTCTTTCTGCAACTTTCCAAGTTGACGGTCATCCTCTGCGCCGTGGTGGTCGCTACGGCGCTGGTGTCCGCCGCGATAGCCTTGCTTATGGTAATCCTCTCAATCCTGCTCGCATGATTTACTTAGTGACAAAGAACCAGGAGCTCTTTGAGAATGAGATGTACAAAATCATATCTCCTGAGGAGAGCCTGTCGCTGCTTGAGCCTTTGAAAGTGGTGGGGCTGGACACTGAGACCAAGGGGCTTGATCCCTACACCAAAGAGCTTCTGTCAATCCAGCTCGGCAACAGGGACTTCCAGGTCGTAGTTGACTGCACCACCGTAAAGCCGCAGCTGTACAGGGAGTATCTTGAGTCCGGCAGGACTTTCCTCGGATGGAACTTGAAGTTTGACCTCAAGTTCCTTTACAGGCAGGGCATATATCCCAAAACTGTCTATGACGGTTTTCTCGCTGAGAAGCTGCTGTGGCTCGGCTATCCTGCCGGCGTGCATTCATTGAGCCTCAAGTCCGCAGGGCAGAACTATCTGGGCATTGAGCTTGACAAGTCTGTCAGGGGCAAAATCATTTACGCCGGCCTGCAGCCTGATGTCATAGTGTATGCCGCCGAGGATGTGGCTCACCTTGAGGACATCATCCTGCGCCAGTGGAAAGAGCTTCAGCGGAAAGGGCTTCAGAACGCTATAAAGGTGGAGAACAAGTTTGTGCTTGCCCTCGCTTATTGCGAGTACTGCGGCATAAAGCTGGACATTGGCAAGTGGGAGGCTAAAATGGCCAAAGACCAGGAAAGGCAGAACAGCGCTCTTGAAGCCTGTAACAAATGGCTTGTGGAGCATGAGCCTGACTCTCCTTACATCTTCATTGACCGTCAGGGAGACTTGTTCACAGGCTTTAACCTTGAGCCGCAAGTGAGGCTCAACTGGAACAGCGCTGCACAGCTCATACCTCTGTTCAAGAAATACGGTCTTGACCTTAGGGCAAAGGACAAAGCCACAGGCAAGCTCAAGGACAGTGTGGACGCCAAGATACTGAAGCCTCAGAAAAGCAAATGCTCTTTAATTCCGCTGTATCTGAACTACAAGGAGGCGGTGAAGGTGACATCAACTTACGGACAAAACTTTCTTGACCAGATCAATCCGGTATCCCGCAGGATACACACCAACTACCAGCAAATGGGGGCTGACACCACACGCATCACTTCAGGAGGGAAAAACAAGGGAGCCAACACTGAGTATGTCAATCTTCTCAACCTGCCAAAGGATGAGGAGACCAGGGCTTGCTTTGTGGCGGAGCCTGGCAACAAGTGGATAAGCATCGACTACTCAGGGCAGGAAAGTTTCCTCATGGCTTCCATCGCCAATGACAAGGCCATCATTGAGGAGCTTACCAACGGCTCTCAGGACTTGCACTCCCTGACAGCTTATATGTCATATCCCCAGATACCGAGAGGTACGCCCCTTAAAGAGGTCAAGGAGAAATACCATGACCTCAGGCAGGAGGCGAAAGGGATTGAGTTCGCCATCAATTACGGCGGGGACGCTAACACCATTCATCAGAACAAGGGCATCCCTTTGGAAGAGGCGCAGAGGATATACAACGCCTACATGGAGGGCTTCTCAGGGCTCAAGGCTTACCAGGCTTTCCGGCGGAAGGATTGGTTTGACAAAGGGTATATACTGCTCAATCCTATTACAGGGCACAAGGCTTTCATATATGACTATGACAAGCTCCTGGCCGCTAAGGAGTCCTTCAGGACTGAAGGTTTCTGGGATCATTACAGGGAGATGAAGCAGTCAGACCCCTCATGCGACACCGTGCAGAAAGTCAGGCGATTCTTCAAAAGGAAGTCAGAGTCCGAGAGGCAGAGCATCAACTACCCTATTCAGGCTACAGGGTCAATGTGCCTCAGATATGCCATGATAGAGTTCTTTGAGTATCTGAGGGACAACAACCTCATCGGCAAAGTCCTCATCTGCGTCACTCCTTATGATGAGATTAACTGTGAGGCTCCCGCTGAAATAGCCGAGGAAATCGCTGAAAAAGTGCACTCCTGCATGATAAACGCAGGCAAGGTGTTCTGCACAAGATGCAGGCTGGACGCCGATGTGTCCCGCAACAAGGACGGTTCCTTGCCTGACCACTGGGTGCACTGACAACTGAAACTAACAATTAAATCAAAAAGACATGTCAAGCTATTTGAACATTTACCTCAAGGACAAGGACACGAAGAAAGACAGGCTTCTCATTTCCTACAGCAGGAACACTGACCTGTACCAGGCTCTCTGGGAGAACCTGCACATTGTCCATGCCGATGAGGACAATCAGCTCACGGAGCTGAAAGATGAGGACTTTGATAAAGTCATTGACAAGCTCATGGACTACAAGCAGAAGACTCTTGTCAGGCTGCATGAGAATGAGAAGTACGCTAAGGACAATCCTGACCTGATTGAGGAGATACTGTCCTCAAAAGAGTTCATCGAGGAGCTTTGCTCCACCATCGCTGAAGTGAGGATGCTCGCCAGGATACAGTCTTCCTGTGTCATAGGCTGCTCCTCTTTTGACAGCATGTCCGCTAACATTGAATAATAAAATCGACTATGGAATTTTTAAGCAACTACAAGCAAAACAGGAAAGCGGCCCTTTGCAAGGCCATCGAACAGGAGGCTGAGGACTCCTACACGCTCATGGAGTTCAACAACCAGCTCTACTACGCCTTCAATGGCGTTCCGATGGTGGGAATCGCTCCTGACACCACGGCGAATGAGATTCTGCAGAAGTGGCAGGGCTTCAAAAGAAGCTACATAGACTACAAGAAGAGCGTGGAGCATTACACTGTTGGCGCTCTTGATAATTTAAACCAGTAAATCAACTGAAATGGCATACTTGGACAATAATCTTCCAGCTGGAACGTCAGGGCATCCTGACGCTCCCTGGAACGAGGAGCCTCCTGTAGAGGTTCCTGTGGTACTTAACATAACAGTTAGTAAGCCGGTCATTCTACTCATGCCTCCAAAAACGGAATACACGCAGGAGGAGCTTTTTGCAGCGGCAAAGGAACAAGTCAGCCTTGACCCTGTTCTCCGCCATTGGGACATTGATGACTTCGCTGTTGTCGAGGAATAACTGTAACCGCTAAAACCGAATATTATGCTAATAGAGATAAAAACAAGAATCACACGGAATGTCAACGGCAAGTCAAGGACTTCCATAGAGCTCTTCCTTGCTGACATGGAGTTCTTTGCGGAAGCTGAGTATGATGTTATGGGCTTCCTTGAGAGCGCGTCAGATGTTACAGGTTACGACATCATCAGTCTCAGGCACGCTCCTATAAAGGAGTTTCTCAACAGCAAGTCTGATGATGAGGAGCAGTCCTATATAGTCGCTCTCAAAGCTGTTTATGTCGATGACAAGGGCAACGAGAAAATCATGCGCTACAAGACACTGCTTTGGGCGCACTCCCTCACCGAGGCCAACACAAGGGCACAAAATTACTCCCGTGAAGGCTATGACATGAAGATAGAGAGTATCACCGAAAAGGAATACAGACTATGCTAAGCGCTTAAAGCGGTAGAAGATAAAAGGGCGTCAGCCATTTTGCAAGTGCCGACGCCCATGAAAGGAGGTTTGCTCCGCATGATTCACCGCTGCAAAGGTACTGAAAATAAATGATATAACAAGCAAAACAACAACTGATTATGAAACAAGAAAACAATTTGACAGATCTTAGGTTTTGCGCCAAGCAAGAAATGACAGACATCTCAAAAATTCTAAAGGATTGTCCTGAAGGAACAAAGCTCTACTCGCCCATCTGCGGAGAAGTGAAGCTGCGCCAATCGTCAAACGCGGACGGCTACATCGAAGTGACGGACAACTGCAACGATGTGTGGGAGTTCTATCAAGATGGCAGGTATGACGAGTACGGCGAGTGCCTGCTCTTCCCATCAAAGGAAGTGCGCGACTGGTCTAAATTTGAAGTGCCAAAGAAAGAGCAGCCCAAGTTCAAATTTGGAGATGTAGTAATAAGTGGCAATGCTGTTTATATGGTTGATGATGATTATCATAATGATTCTGAGCATTATATCACTATTTCTTGCGCTAATGCAGGGGCATACCACATTGCAACTCCAGATGTAATAGACGGATGGAATGAAATACGTTTACATCCTAACCACCTGCACTATTCCACGAGCAAGCGGAAAATCATACACTGGTTCCTGCCGTTTGACAGGGTGATAGTAAAGGACTTCAAGGATGGCGCTGATTGCATGAGGTCTCCTTATCCTTGTTGGAAGGCGCAGATATTCTCATACTATAACAAGCATGACAAGGAGTTTCCCTACTGCTGCCTTAACGACAGCTGGGCGGAGATAGTCCCCTACAACGAAGAGACCGCCAAGCTGATAGGAACGACTGACGATTATGAGGAAGAATGAGTATGACAAAAAACTTTCCGATAGATATATTCAAGCACGGAATAAAAATATTTTTTGGCTCTTTTGAAGAACTGAAAGAAGAGCTGAAAGCGGATGGATTTTTAGATGAAATCAAGGAAAGCATGATGGACAATACCACAATGATAACCCTAAATATGTCAACTGGTGATGCTGTCATATATGGCAAAAAGCCTATAAAAGGGGTGGAAGGGCAGACGGTATTGGCACATGAGATATTCCATGCCGTGAGTTATCTTTTAAGAAACATAGGCGTAGAGCATTCCATCGAAACAGAGGAAGTCTATGCCTATGTATTTGAAGATGTCCTGTTCAATGCTTTGACTTGGTTATCTTCCGAGTTTCACGAATAGTAGTGCTTGGGTGTCTTTCAGCGTAATCCTTTGTACAGTAAGTGCCTTTATCAGCACGTCTGTACCTTTCCTGAATCGCAATTTTTGCCATAATTCTAAAACGTTTTAAATGAGACAATATGTTATATAACAATAAAACTATAACAAAAATCATGCCACAATGAATGGCAAACAAATAAGGAGGAATAAGAATGAACTATAAAGATTTCACAGACTATCTCCACAGGTTCTCAGCCAACAATTTCAATTTATTTGTTGGGGACAAGCCACTCACGGAAGATATGATTGAAGTTAACCTTAAAAATTACAGGTTGACATTCAAGACATTCGCTAACGAGCGGCTACAGCGGATGGAAGAGTTTACGCCAAAGGAAGAAAAACTCAAGCAAGCCATTATCGGTGTGTTTGACAACAGTCCTTGCTTCGAGAGAATGGAAGACAAAGAGTTTTATATCAATAAGACTTTTGAATTGTTGTCAAAGAAACATGACCCTGTTTCTGTAAATGAAAGCACTCAGTTCTTTACTGCTATGTTATACAGTCTCTTCTTCAAGAAAAATTGGGATAACATGGATTCTAATAAATCTTAAAATATGAATATTATTGAACCAAAAGTAGAATTATGGGAGCAGGGCAATGACCCTGTTTCCCATATTGCCAAATGTGCAAGAGTGTGCTATGGCAAGACGGAAGGCAAATCAACAGACCGACAACTGGTTGAGAACCTTCTTAAAGCCAGACACTTTTCCATGTTCAGACATGAGAGCGTGTATTCTATAATACCCAACAGTGAAGCGTATGAGTTTAAAGAAGCCCTTAAAGTTTTTGAGCTTGGTTCTCCATACATAGATATAAGGCATGATATGTGGAACACTTATGTTGTTGCAAACGGCAATTTTAGAATTGACTATGGGAAATCTCAGTTTGGACAACTCATAAAGAAACATCAAACAAGTCCGCAAATTTTTAATAATACTAATAACGGGGATCCAGGCCATTCAATGATGCGTTATACTTTCCATATTACTACCCAAATCAGCACTTCTCGTGAGCTTAACAGGGTTTCTCCTAACAATATTGCTGAGAGAAGCTCACGCTATGTGCGTGAAGATGGTACTATTGTAAGACCTCATTGGATAAGTAAGCAAATAGCTGATGCTTGGAATAAAGACATTCTTACTCATAGTACTCCAGAAGCAGCTTATCTTAGCACCTGCGATTATGCTTTCAGGGATTATGAGTTTCTTATTGCGAATGGTATTAAACGTCAAGATGCTCGCGGTGTTCTTCCTCTTGATACCGCTACTGAAGTAGTCTATACTTACTCCATAGAAGAATGGAAGAAGATTATAGCTCTTCGTAGCGATAAGAAAGCTCATCCAAACTGTCAGATAATAGCTAATATGATTAAAGAACAATTAAAACAGCTTGGTTATGAATTTTAATAAGGATAAAATAGATGTGTTTATAGACTTGTCCATCCTCATCCTTGCCTACTTTATAGGGTTTGTAACTGGTTTAATTTGGTGATATATGTGCAGTCTGTGCGAAAAACTTACTCATGGTTATAATAATAAGCATGATAGCAAGAAAGAACTGTATGCTCCAACCTGGATGTTGAGCATATAGTTCTATAACGCTGAAGACATGAAACACTGTCTTCAGTATTGTCCGTTCTGTGGACGAAAGCTAAATGACGGTTTACATTATTAAAACAATATTATGAATGATAATGCAATTCAATTTCTGAAGGAACAAGGTGTTGATTTTATCACATCAGAAGTGTTGGATTTCTTTGAGCAGTGCGTAAAAGCTGTCTGTCTCTATGCTAAGAAGAACCATGATTACGGTAATAGCTTTGCTAAAGGCTGTGATGAAATCGGTCTTCCTTATGCAGTGGGGCGTCTTTATGACAAGATGAACAGGCTTGTCAATCTCGTTAAGAACAAGCCTGCGATAGCTGATGAGAAGATTGAAGACACCGTTACGGACTTGGGCTGCTACGCCTTTATGCTTGACGCTTACCTGCATAACCACTCAAACATTAATTAATAACTATGGAATACAATACTAACTATTATGTGGCAACGCATTGGCTACATAATAACTATATCCTCTGTAATGACATAGTGGAGAAAGACCCTGATTTCAATTATCCGGAACTGGAAGAAAATGAGGAAATCTACCAGTATTTTCTTACTGACGCTTCCAAAGAGGATGTTGAATACCTGCAAGAGCATTTCGGTCTTGCATTTGGTTACTCTGAAATGCTTGATCTGTATGTTCTATGTGTTACTCATTTTGGCACTTCTTGGGATTATGTCTATTGGACTACAGACCTTGAATATGCCAAAGCCAAGTTAGGAGAAACGAAACATTAACAAATGGGAACTAATTATTATTTAAGAAGACATATTCCCCTGCCTGCAATGAAAAGGCTGAAGTCTTTGGTTACAGAAGAGAACATCTATAATGGCAGTCTCCAAGAAGCTCTTGATGAGTTTAAGGAAATTCATATAGGCAAGTCCTCTGTAGGCTGGCAGTTCCTCTTCAACCATAACAACTGGAAGTATTATCAGCCGACGCAGGAGTCTATAAACGATTTCCTGCAAAGGGAAATTCTTGCTGGAGGCGCTTTCATTGATGAGTACGGAGAAAAGGTTTCCCTCAAGGACTTCTGGGACATGGTGGAAAGTGAGAAAGACGGTTGGGACTTGAAATCCTATTCACAGTATAAACTAAAGCGTTGGAATGACTATCTTGAACATCCTGAAAAGTATAAAGTTAAGTACTTTAAGCCCTCACATCCTGTGGATTACAGCAGCCATGTTGAAACTTTCAGCAAGGACAAGTGGCATTTAAGGTTTAGTGACTCAACAGAATTTAGCTGACATGAAAATAGTATATAACAACATTATCCCCTTCAAGGGGTACAAGGCAGTCAATCTCTTTGGTGTCCTCTTTGTCCGCAAGGAAGCTAAGATGAGCCAAAAGGATTTGACGCACGAGGCGATACACACGGCGCAGATGAGGGAAACATTATATGTCTTCTTCTACTTGTGGTACGCTGTGGAGTGGCTCGTAAAGGTTTTCCGCTACTGGAACTTCCACACCGCCTACAGGCATGTCTCCTTTGAGCAGGAGGCTTATCTGATGGAGAGTGTCGATGGTTATGACAAGAACAGAGCTTATTACAACTGGCTGTCTTTTGTGTTCAATTAACAATTAAAACTTATAACTGATATGAAATTTCAATATAGCGAAGGATGCACACGTAACAGTCTTACTGTCAATGGCAAGGAAACCGCTGACATGCCTGTTGAGGAAGTGCGCAAGGCTGCTCATGTGCTCATTGACTACACTGACAGCCTCTCTGACTTGCAGGAGGTATTGATACAAATTCTGTGTACTCATGGAGAGTACAAGGACTTAGGATGGTGTATGACCTGTGGAGATCATAATGAGGAATATACATTGGAAGTGGAGGACAAATAGCTTGTCCGTCTTAAACATTTGCGAATATGATAGAATTTGAGTACAAGACTCACATTTTCCGCTCCCATCCCTCTGAAGAGGAGCTTGACAGCTTCGGCAGCCAGGGATGGGAGCTTTGCGCCGTTGATAAAGACTTCTATGTGTTCAAGAAGCCTATAGCCAGGAAGTTTAGGGCTGTCAAAGTCACTGATATGCGCACAGGGGAGGTCACTCATTACGAGCCTCTCTCAAAAGCCGCTGAGGCGCTCGGCTGTTCAGCGACCGCTATAAAATATGCCCTTAATCATCATACTCTCTACTTCAAGAGGTATAAGATTGAGGAGGATGACAATAACCAGTAATGACAATTAAAGCAAACAGATTATGGAAAAAGTAATAACAGGCATTGACAGTCTCAAGGCCCTCTCGTCAAGAAGCGAGGGATGTGACTGCTACATAAAACTCAATTTCGGGCTTAGGAGCAGCAAGCACATCACTTACGATGGCTCTAAGTGGTATGTGCTTAACCTTAGTGACGACACAGAGCAGGAGCTCACTGATAAGGAATTGGGCGCTAAGACCAACATCATTGAAGCCCTGGGCAAGAACGCCCTTATCCTTGATGATTAAAATAAGACGCTTATGGAATTAGATTTTGATACAGTGCAAGGTTTCCTGAAAAGGCAAGGAGAAAAATGGGTAGCTCGCCAAAACAAGATAATGCCATTAGAAGAGGAGCTTGAGAAGCTGCACAGAAAGCGAGCTGATCTGTATAAATCCTATTCGCATAATCTCTCTCTTGACGCTTATAAAGGCGTGGGAGGACAGACTCCTCAGAATTACTATCCAGAGCCTGACACTAAGGTTTTGGATGAAAAAATCAATAGAATTGAAGAGGAAATCATTAAAATCAGAGAAGGTAAGTTATGAAGTTTACATGAGGGCGTTTGTTTGTTGGTCTAAAATTATCTAAATATAATATGAAAATTGGACAAACATCAAATTTTATGTCTATATTTGCGCATCAGTATGTAACTATGAAACAAAGTGGTAAATACAACAGCGTGCTAATGGCCAGGCTTATAGCAGCTTACGCCAATGACAAAGGGTTCTCAATTAATATGACGAAAATTCAAAAATTGCTGTATGTTGCTTATGGCTTATTCTTAGCTGTAGAAGAAGAAAGACTTGTGGATGAGCATCCGCAAGCATGGCCTTACGGCCCTGTATTCCCGACAACGAGAAACAAGCTCCTGAAGGAGAATATTCATGCCATAAGTATGGAAGAGGCTTGCTTTGATTGTATAAAAAGAGACAAGGATATTATGGAGCTTTTAACGCTTGTGTTTCGCAGCTTTGGAAATTGGTCTGCGTCAGAACTTACAAGCTGGTCACATAAGGCAGACTCGCCATGGGAGCATACTGTCAATGTGCAAGGATTTAAATGGGGAGACCAAATGAGTGATGTTGATATAAAGAACTTCTTTACAAACATTATATATGAAACGGAGAACGTTCAGTAATATCAATGTGGAGACAAAGGGTAAGGAGGAGACAAGCTCTAAGAACCCCGATATACTTTCTCTTGAAGAACAGCAGGCGCTCAGATTCAGGCAGGATACCAAACACCGAAACACACTTGTCTGGTGGATGATGAGTGTTGTGAGTATGTGGTTATTGGCAGTGCTGCTTATAACTGCGTTCATCAGTGTGGATGCTAAAGTGCTTTGTATCTTGTTGGCAACTACAACAATCAATATCCTCGGTCTCTCTAAGATAATTCTCAACGGCTTGTTTGGAGAAAGAAAATAACTAACTGTTTTACCTGAAAAATTATTAATTACTAAAAGAAGGTTATGAAGTTTACAATAGACACTGAAAAGATTAAGAAAAAGAGTATTCCAAAGGACGTGTTCTTTCACGTCCTTTCTCTTTATTTTCACAGTTACATTAATGACGAGGTGATGCGGGAGGCCAACCACTTGGGCTTCAACATCAAGACTCCTCACGGCTATGTGGTTTCCAAAGAGGGGATAGAGATGGTGCAGAACGTGTTTGTGGACAGCGTGAGCTCAGCGGACACGGATGACTCCAAGTACGAGGAGATAGCGCAGGCTCTTGTTGAGATTTTCCCAAAGGGGTTCAAGGCAGGCACTAAAATCCTTTGGGGAGGAGCCGTCCCTGCCATTGCCCACAGGCTGAAGCTCCTTGAGTACAAGGCGCACACGCATATCCCTAAAGACAAGGCTGTGGAGGCGGCTATGAGGTATGTTGACTCCTTCAAGGACGACAGGCAGTTTATGCAAACCCTTCCCCACTTCCTGTTCAAGGCCATAAGGAATGTCGAAGGGGATGTCGAGTGGTCGTCAAACTTCCTCAGCATTGTGGAAAATCTGAAATAATTTTGAAAATCTCGGTTTTAGTTGTATCTTTGCACCGCACTAACTGAACATTGCGTATGCTAAACCTCGTTACAATTAAAACCGAGACTTTTTATGTCTCTACTACAGAACCATCGAGAAACATTTTTTTTGATGACAAGGAAAACGGCATGGTTTTTATATTTCATTTGCACTATGTGGACGACAAAAAACAACGAAGAATGGAAATTGCCGATACAGATGACCAACATGTAGATACTCATATCTATACTGTTTTTTATGAACTTATGGGTATTTATCCTTATTTGCTGGGGTCTTACCAAGAAACTAAAAAGTTGTATTACAGTTGGGAGTTGCAACCGCGTAGTGTTGATAACAGACACAAAGGAACAGTTACTTTTTATTATAAAGAATAACTTTCATAATATTAATTTTGTATTTAGGATTATCTATAAATCTTTTTAGAACATTTAAAAGGAATTATATCCCCCTATATCAGTTATAAAAACAATTTTATTTTTGCAGAAAATAAAATTTAAACTGATATGGCTAATAAAAAATGTGCTTGGTCTTCACCGTTATCGAGATATTATGCTAAAAAGTATAATATAAATGAAGCAGTTGTATTACAAAAAATAAACAGTTGGCAACTTTCAAATAACACTACTGATATTCCTACAGAAGAGGAACTCTATGATTTTATACAAAAGCAATTTGAAAAAATTTCTACAGTACAAAAAGTAAATAATGAAGAACAGGAAACTACCCAAAGAGGAATGGCTGTTGATCAGGATAAAATAGTAGAATCTCCAAAAGAGGGTTCTGAAAAAATTTCAAAAAGACCTGAAGCAGACACTCTTTGGACTGCCTATTCTGATGAATATTTGGCATTACAGGCTGAAGCTAAAGAAAAAGCTAAGCAAATGTCAGTAAATGTCATAGATTCTAACAGCATCTCCAGTGTTGCATGGAGAAAGATTGGAATGAGTTATGGGTTTGTTTCAGATGAAGAAGAGGATGAGAAAAAACATAGCACTATGGGAAGTGCCACTCTTTCAAGTTGGTTTAAACTTCCTATACAGGAGAAAATTCGTCTTAATAATATTTATAAAGAGATTACTGATTATGCAAATGGAATGCACAGGAATGCCTTAAAAGTATCTCTTACTTGGACAAGAGATGATGTTACGAATAACGAAGAACGAAAAAAGGCTATTATTGATAGAGCTGCGCTTTCTAAAATAGACCTTGCAGACTCTTTATTTGTAATAGGACATATTTCTGCACCAGGAGAAACTGTAACATATAACGATGGTATTGAAGTAACAAATAAAGCTGCTTTTAGTACTGTGGACGGCAGAGATGGCATATATGTAAGATATGCCACAACTCGTAGAGATGAAAACGGACACCTTAATCCTATCCCTGTTCACATTTGGGATACTGAAAAATTAAAATGGTTTACTTGGAATGGTAAAAATTTCATAGAAGAAGAAACTCCTACTTTAACTAAGAATGCTTTGCTTACAGGGAAAAAGGCTCTTAAAAAAAGTTTTTATAAAGCGCTGGGAAAAGAAACTGTTTCTGCTATGAATGATATATTCTCAAATTATTTTGGATTTAGGGCATTGGCGCAGCAATATAAAAAAGATACGAGGGGATTGGATATTAATGAATTAGGAGAAGAGATGCAGGCAAATTATGAAAAAGCCTCAGACTACCAGACCTCCACTTCTGATATGCAAGTGTCTGTCACTAACCCATTATCAAAACTAAACAGAGATATAGACCCTCACACTCGTATCTTCAGAACAGAAATGATTGCACAAGATTTTTCTAATACAATTAGTCAATATCTCCGTAAAGATAAGGATAATAATAATGCAGAAAATGAATACTGGGAAGCTGAGGAAGAATTTAAAAAATTTGTAGAGGATAACAAACCTGCTGAAAATGCCTCAGAAGATGAAAAGAATCAGTATAGAAATACTGTCGATAGCATGTCTGAAGGTCTCAATAAATTAAGAATATATAAAGACATTTTGAGATATGGCTCTTATGCAGAGCAAAGAAGAGCTGTTATACAACATTATGGTTTGGATAATCTTTTTCAAAAGATGAAGGATGATTATATACAATATTCTAAAACCTCTAAAACTGACTATGAAAAAGTTGAGTTTAAAAAAGTGGTTGATAATTTTGATGCATTAATACAGGAAGCGCTTGAGAAAGTTCAATACTTGGAAAATTTTAGAATTATTCCTTTCAAAAAAGAAGGCAGTAGTAAACTTCAAGGTGAAGTAGGTAATTCTCAGCAACAAAATATGGAAGATGATGAAGGTTCTTATGATGATGAGGCTGGTACACGTGCTACAGGCAATGATGGATGGTCATTTAAAGTAAGATTTGTCGATCCGAGATTATCTTTGTCACAACTGACAAAAAAATGTTTAAGTGTAATACCCATGTTTGATCATGAAGGTAAAAGAATCAAAGATGATTTAGGAAATCAAAGGTACTTAAACGGTGAATACGCGCACGCTGTGCTATTAAACGAACTTTGTGAAATGATTGATGCGGATGACTTCTGTACAGTTATAGAAAGAGATAAACAGGGCAATCCCATTAAGTGGGCTTTTCCGGCTTTAGAGCAATCTATAGAAAAATACCCATGGATAAAATATGTAATAAAATTTCTTTCAAGAAATGAGCAGGCTATAGGAGCGTTTTTTCATGACTTCAACAAATCTTTCATTCAGTATGTTAAAGTTGATGAAAATGGTAAATCTCTAACTTTAAATGCTCCAGTAGCACAAGAGTCAGCTTTGAATAGCGTAATCAGAAATTATGAAAACAGTATATTTTTAACAGGCGACACTATCTATGGAACAGGAACAATCATTAAGGAGAATGCGTTAAAATTGAAACATCAGTGGGATAGTTTTAACAATGGTTGGGGAAGCCGTCTTAATGAATTTAATGAACACGATAAAGAAGAGTTTGCAAAATTATTAAGTAATATATTAAGAGCAATGGGATTTGATGTTTCTGAAAAATATATTCTTGGTAATTTTCAATTACTGGCTCATGACCCTAAAAGGGGGGATAAAAACTGGAAAAAGTTAAAGCAGTCTATTACTTATATTTTAAATGAAACATCGGGCAGCATAAAAAGAAATGACAATACCAAAAGTAAAGGCTTTAAAAATGATGATAACTATGTGCTTTTCTTCAAACAAGATTTAAAGAAGATAGCTTCCATAGTAGGACAAATCTCTGAATTGGACCATGTGCAGTCTTTTAGAGAAGGAGAAGAGACAAGGTTTTCTTACTCAGCGACTAACTATATTATAAATATGGTAAAGTCCATAAAAAATGATTCACGTAGAGAACAGTTTATAAAAAAAGAGTTCAAAGAAGATCCTTGGTTTTTCAAAAATAATAAATTCAGAAATGAATGGATTAACCTTTTGTCTTCAGACAGTTATGAAGGAGAATACTTACGTGAAAAATTACAAGTATTTGAAGTTATAAGTCTAAATGAGGGCAGTAAAGAACAAGGTAATTTGGAAACTGTTGTATATGCAGATTGGAATGAGAGGCAGACATGGAAGGTTCTTTTTGCCCAATATTTTAAGTATGGAGACTATCAAGAGGCAGGAACTGCTTTAGCTGATTATAATATGCCAATCTTTTCAGATTCTCCTACTTGTATGTTTATTACTATGAAAAAATATATTGACGAGGAAAATGGAAACAGAAGAACATATAAGGAGCAATTACTTCCTCATTTTGTTGATATAGTAATACAAGAACTTGATAGAATAGGGCTTGTAAAAGACAGAAACAAATCTGGAGTTGCTACTATTCAAAATTTTGACAAGCGTGGAGATAAGTTCTGCTTTTTCCCGGAATTAAATAATTACAGAATGTCAGACGGTAGATTATTTAGTGAAACCTGTAAAGAATATATTAAAGCAGGTGATTATGAAACTCTGCGCGAAATTATTGCTATTGCAATAAACGATATTATGGATTCTTTATATCAAGAGTTTATAACAAATTTTTCTCTACAGGATCTTCAAGAGTTCGGGAAACAGTTGCAGCATTTAAAGGTTATAGATAAAGCCTATGTCAAAAAAGAAGATATAAGAGAACAAGTAATAGTAAAGCTGGAAAATTATTTTTGGAATAGTACTTTCGCTACTTCCCAAATAATACAAATGACTACTACCGATCTTGCTTTTTATAAAAACCCTTTAGATTTTCAAAAGAGATTTAAAGAGGTTTATGCTGCGGGAAATCGGTTAAATACAAACACTAAGTATGGCAGAAAAATTGAGAACACTCTCTATATTAGAGACTCCATACAAACAGCTTCAAGATATACAGGATTAAAGAAACAGCTTGAAATGGCTGTAAGTGAAGGATGGCTCACTCCAGGACAGAGAGAATGGATACTTGAAGGGGCTAAGAACATTAACGTAGCGGATGCGCAGGCTTTTAGAAATCCTTATGCCTTTAGAGCTATTTTAGATATGATGGGCAAATGGAATGATGAAATGGAAGAATCTTTTAATAGATTATTGACAGGAAAGTATGACCATAAAGATTTAAGCGTTATATATCAAATAGTCAAGCCCTTCTTATTTACCAATGATTTTAAAGACAGTGGAACTTTAAATGAAAAAAGTCCTTATTATGGTAGGAAAATAAGAGTATCACATCAAAATAAAAACTCGGAATTTTTGGTATTAGCTTTCTACGATCTTATTGCTGCCTCTTTGCAGAAATCTGACTTTTTAAAAGGTATAGGTAGATTTTTTGCAGCACATCCTGATGTCGATGTTATTCAATTTGAGTCTGCCGTTAAAACTGGCGGACAGGGCATCATAAACCTTAATTATAATGATGAAGCTCTTACTAGTAAAGTTGAGTCTTTATACGAAGATGGTACTCTTACTGAGGAGGATTTCGATTCCATAGGTGTGATAGACGGTGTTCCTGTATTCGAGGATTTTAAGAAAATAATGGACAAGTATCTTGATGAGGGTAATCTGTCACAAGATGCCTATAATAATATAATGTCTGATATAGAGCCTACTGACGGAGAAGTTTTTGATGCACTTGAAGCTGCCATTGCTCCCAAGAATGAAGATGGTACTGCCAATCTACAAGCATTAGACATTCAAAACAACTCCTTTGACCATGAAGTTCTGCACCAGCATTCATATACGGATTATATGGTAGCACAGCCCACCCCAGAGCATCTTATGGATCAGGAAAATGCTACATCAGGTTCTCAATTTAGAAACCTTATATTAGCTAATTTACCTGAAAACTTCCACATTACATTAACTATAGAGGGAAAAGATTATATATTAAACAGACAACAAATAAGGGATTTATATAGAGGGGCCATTGTCAATAATTTATTAGACTCCTACGAAAAAGTAAGTAAAACTTTCGGAAATATTCATCAACTACAGCAATACATCTTTAGTATTATAAAAGGCAATCCAAAATATGGTTCAGACATCATTGAAGCATTGCAAATAATAGAAATACCAAATCCGTTATCCCCAAACGAAACAATGGAAGTGTTTAATCTTCCAATGGACTTGCCCACAATAAGTAATCAAGTCCAAGAACTCTTAACTTCAATATTTAAAAATAATATAACAAAGCAAACTATCAATGGAGGCAACTGTATTCAAGTAGCATGTTGTGGATTGAGCAGACATCTTAATATAGAAAGAGACGAAAATGGGAACATTATAGCTGCTGAGTGTATGTTGCCTGCATGGAGTAAAAAATTTTTTACGAGATACCTTAAAAAGGGCAAGAAGACAGTTAAGACTTTGAAGGATGCAGTGTCTCATGAAGAAGGATTCGAATATATTGATATTGAGACTATGCAAAGAGAATGTCCTGATATTCTTAGGATGGTAGGCTATCGTATTCCTACAGAAAACAAATATTCTATGCTTCCTTTAAAAGTAGTAGGCTTTCTTCCACAGCAAAACGGTTCTGCTATTATGCTCCCTGCGGATATTACATATATAGCGGGTTCTGACTTTGATGTGGACAAACTTTTTTTGAGAATACCTGCTATAGATGATGCATATTATAAAAGAACAGGTAAGATAAGAAAACTACAATATAGTTTGGAGGACTTGGATGTCTATACTAAAAATAATGAAACATGGAAGATTACAAGTAAGGGCAATATGTCTAAAGAACAACGGGATAACTTGATGATAGATATTGAATATGCTATTCTCACATCCTCCTGGGGGTCTTCACAAGTATATTTTCCTGGCAATTTTGATAATCTTAAAAAACAGAAAAAATTGTCTCAAATAATAAGCAATCCTAAGTTAACTGAGCAGTTTATAGCTGTTTTTGGAAATTATGGGCATCAAGAAAATGGTAATATCGTTTACTCGGAAGAAGAACGAACTGAAATTAGGAACAGAGCAATGGATGCTGCAAGCATACTTGAACTATTCAATAAAAAAGACAATGCGGGTAAAGATATTGTAACATTAAAAGCACTGGACACTTTTCTTGAAGAATACCAGCCTGCCATCAATTCTCTTATTCCTTCTACTTTTGTATATTTTCATAGTCAGAATATGACAGGAGCAAGTCTTATTGGTGTATATGCCAACGGTTCTTCTGTACACACCAAAGCACAAGAAACAAATTTAAGACTGGCAAAAGGACAAGAAGTTAAAGTTAATGGAAGAGTGTTGAGCAGTTTGCATGAGCAACGAAGACAAGAGATTATAAACGGAGAACTCGTTGATGCTGACTATATTCAAAATACAATAGCTGAATTTCAAGCAGCTTCTGTAGATAATGCTAAAGACCAAGTATTAGCGGATTTATATCAAAATATGTTTACAGCAGGCAATACTTTGTTGATGGCTCGTTTAGGTATGTCTGTAGAAGAGATTGCCCTTGTTTTCGGTGTTGTTAAACAGCAGCTGACCCTAAAACAGCTTGAAAAGGTCAGTGCAAAATTAAAAAAACACTGGGATATTAAAGGCGATTTTCCAAGAACAGAACTTATAGAAATCACTTCCGAAGAGCTATTGCAAGCACAACTATATGCAAATAAATACCCGCAATTATTGCAAGCAATTCGTAATTACAGTAGTACTGATAAAGAGTCTGTCAGTGCTTTCTATAACAGTATAGAAGACTCTTCCATATCAAAAGAAGATATGTTAAATATGTTATATCTTTTATGGAAAGGCTATAGCTTTTATGAGCATATCAATTCTTTAAAAAAAGAATTGAAATTAGGAAACGATATTATGAAAGCAGATTCTCCAAATAATGCGTTAGCCACAACTTTTCCAGCTGCATTACTACAAAGAAGACAAGTGGATATAGTAGCCAAGAAGTTAGAACTGTATAAGAGTTCTTTCCGTGGTTTAGGCAATTCTTCTTCCCAAACTGTCAAGGAGTTTATCGAAAATAACAAAATAACCACATTAGATAGTAGGGAAACAATGGAAAGAACGCTGATGCAATCAAGACTTCCTGCTGTGCAGGCTTTTTATAGTTTAGGTATGGAACTTCCTATCTCAGTTATGCAACGATATTTTGTTCAGGGACTTCCGGAGTTAATTAATTTGTGTGATGCCATTATGGATCAAACAAAGGATGGAGTCATGACAGAAAGACAAATAAATGACTTCTTTAAAGAGTTTATGCAGTTTATATTAACCGATACTAAAACTTTCGGAGATAATGAAGAAGAGACTTTCAACGTAAAAAGAGCTTATTATCTATATCGCTTTCCAAAAAGGGAGATTTTCAAAGCTACTGTTAATCGTATAGAAGAACTTAGAAATAATCCAACAGTGAGCAGGATGATAAGTGTGGGTGATATTTATCCTATAATAAAATTACCTCGAAGCGGCAAAATGACACCTCAAATGAAAGCTGCTGTAAGAAGAGATTTAAATGCTCTGTTATACAGTCCTAATCCAGAAGTAGTGAAATTTGCAAAGGACTTGTTCCTATATAGTTTTTATAATAATGGATTTAATTATAAAGGAGAAACCTTTGGAACTTATTTTGATGCAACTTACTGGAACGCTTTTCCTGAAGTAATTAAGCAACTGAGAACGTTTAAGTATGATTCTGAGCATCTTGCATCGTTAATGCAAAAATTTAAAATGCAATGGTTGGCAAATCATGCGCGGGAAGACATTATAAGAACCTACTCCAGTGCAAAGCAATCTGTTATTTATAATGAAGATGGCAGTGTGTCTTTAAAGCAAGGCAACCTGTTCAATATATGGGATAGTGGTGCTCCTAATAAATATATAAGGGTACCTAAAGAAAAAGGCTCAAAAGAAATGAGAATATTTGAATTAGATCGGAGTAGTTATAATCCCAAAGAAAATAATAATGACAGTCTCCTTATATATAAACCATTGCCCTTATTTGATGAGCCAGGCCCAGTTTACAACGCAAATGATAGTGCATATAATATGCAAAAGAGCTATTGGAACAATAGATTAGTTTTAATAGAAGAAAAGAAAAAAGCATTAGATAAGAAAAAAAATAAAAAATCTGTCCGACAATCTATTTCTATAGATAATACAGAAACTACAGATAGTCCATCAGCGGATGCATTAGCAGAAACTAATGGTGAAATTGATACTGATGAAAGTAATGCTGTTTTGGCAAGTACTGTTTCTTCGCCAGAAGAAGAACAAGATGAGAGCAATGCTGCCATAATAGCTTCTGTCAATACTGAAGATGATGATGTTACATGGGCGGAACAAAATGAGACATCATTTGCTAACATAGAAGAAGCGCTAAAAATTTCTGAAGAGGAAATGATGAGAAGAATCCATTTTGAAAATCTTTCTGGAAATTTTGATAATCATAAAGATAATAATGAGCGTATTCAGAACCTAAGTGCATTAGCAGACAAAGTGCTTAAAGAGGAAAAATCTTGTTAAATATTAAAATATTAAAGATATGGCGAAATATTGCAAAACAAAACCTGATAAAGGTCTTCAATTATTCAATGACCTTAAAGAAAGATTTAGTTATAGGACAGCTTGGAAAATATGGGCTGTTAGTACATTACCTGCATTTCTTGAGGGAAAAAATTTTAAATTAGACTCTGAGGGATTTCCTAACATTCAAGAATTGCTTGAAGATAAGCAAATTCAAGAACTGCTTGGAGAAGATACAATAATAAAAGGCCTTGAAAAAAAATTTCCTGTTCTAAAGGATACTATAGAAAACTATACAAGACTTGTTCAAGAAGCGCAACTTTATAACAGCAATCCTAACAATATAAAATACATAGCTATAATTGATAGAGATTCAGATTCCGACAGTTTAAAAGTATCAGTGCAAAGAAGAACAAGACAGGCTGAACAAATTGCCAATGAGCAGTATTCTACACAGGTGTTAAATGAAAAATTGGCGGATATTCTTTCTTCTGTAGGCATTACTATAGGAGATTTGACAGAAGCTGAAATGGCTGCAGGAAGAGTTGGGATTACAGATTTCAGCAAAGTGAAAAATCTTGCTGAAGACTGTATTAGTGTTATTCGAGTAGCTAATAATCAAGAAGGTTATAAAGCTATTGGAGAAGAATTTTCTCATCTTGTTATTGGGGCTTATAAGAACGAAGCTATTATACAAAGAGCATTAAACGCTTTAAATAATACAGATGTTCTTAAAGAAGTTCTTGGAGAAGAATATGACCTTGTTTATGACTTTCAAGATGGAGATATGGAATTGATTGCTGAAGAAGCGTTAGGAAAATTGTTGAGGGAAAATTTGGCTGCAGAAATATCGAAATCTCCTAAGTCTGTAAACTTTCTTATTAATAAAGTGCTTGCAAACATTAAAGGCAAATTTAGAAAAATAGATGCGGAAAAAATACAAAAAGCTATTACTGAAGCTAATGGCTTAATGGGTCAGCTTGCGAAAGAAATCTTAAACAACCAACTGCAAATTAAACAAGACAAATTGAGAGCAGTTGATAGAAAAGCTCAATTTAATGCTTTAAGTGACAGGATAAAAGCAAATATTGATATTTTGAAAAAAATTAAAAATATTGAAGTAAAACGTTATAGAATAAGTCCCAAAATATCTCCTGAAGAAAAATTAGCGCAAAAAGAAAAAATTTCATCATTGGAAGAATTTGAAGAACAGGAAAAAGATACAAGAATAGGTTTGTACAATTATGGGATAAAAGCCATTGAGGATTTAAAATCTGTAGAAGAATCTTTAACAAGAAGAACTTATACAGGGTTACCCTCTTTTGCCACATTGAGAAGAGCAAGAAGTTATATTCAGTCTTATAGTGGTTTTATCAAAGATATGCAAAAAGCTATAATAGACACTGAGGAAGATGAGGAAGTTCCAGATTTTCTCACAGATATAGAATTGGAAGATGGTACTGTTGTCTCTATGTCCGAGATGATTAATGAACTTAATGCGCTGTCCGATCAATTAACAGAAAGGTATTTTATATATACAAAAAAAGCTGTTACGGAGTTTTTTCGTCCTTTTTTTGGCAATGATATTACTTTAACTGCTGGTTCACATAAGGGCGAAAAAATAAATATAGAGTCTGTAATACAGGAAGCGGTAAAAGATATATCTTTTACAGATCTGTACTTAGACTCTATGGGTAACTCTTCTGATTTATTTTTACAGATGTTTGATGCGGTAGCAAAAAAAGCTAATGATAATGCCAGACAACAAACTATACAAGATGCTGACGAGATTACAAGACTCAGACTCTTTGCTGAAGAAAATGGCATAACTGATTATGAGTGGATGTTTGAGAAGGATTCTAAAGGAAGGAAAACAGGAAATTATATAAGTGAGTATAACATAGGAGCATTTAGGGAAGCTAAACAAAATTTTATAGAAAGTTTAGATAAAAGATATGGGAAAAATCCTAAAGGCGAAGATGCTAAAGGCAAGCTAAAAGAATACAAAGACTGGATCAAAAAATATGCGGACGCAGAAGACCCGTCTATGCCCAAACCTATAGAAAAATGGCTGAATAAAGAATATGCGGATATGCAAGCTAATCCTATAAAAAAAGCTCTTTATGAAGAGTATATGACACTAAAATGGAGAGCGGATAATAAATATCCTGATAATAGGGTCAGTGCTTTTAAAGCAATACAGCGAAGGAAATCTTCTGGAAATAGACTTTTAGATTCTTTAGCAAACCCAACTCATTTGTGGAGTAATCTGAAAGAGGCTACTAAGCAAGCCTTTTTAGAGGCGGAAGATGATGACCAGCTTTACGGCAATGCTAAATCTTCATTGACAAATTTTGATGGAACTGAATATATGGCATTACCTGTTCTTTATACAACAAATCTTAAAAACCCAGAAGAGCTTTCAACAGATATTTTCGCTGATTTGCTTGTGTATTCCTATTCAACTAATCTTTATAACGAAATGGATAAAATTGTTGACCCGTTGGAAACAGCTAAGGATTATATGACAAGCGGAGAAAGAAGGGTACAACAAACACGTGGAGATAATTCTGTAAAAGAGCGTATAAATGTTTTAGGACATAAAGTAGTCAATACCATCTATAAAGGAGATACTAATAGTGAAAGAAAGCTGAATGAATGGATGGAAAGCCATATATACCAACGTTACATGAAAGATGCAGGTGTTATTGATACAGGGCTACTTAAATTAAGTAAGGGGAAAATAGGCAATATGCTGTTAAGTCTTAATTCTATGGCTCAATTAGGCTTTAATTTTCTTGCCAATAGTGCTAATATTGCGACTGGTATAGCAATGGCTAATATAGAAGCTGCTGCAGGTCAGTACTTTAACGCTTCGGCTTTGCTAAAAGCGGATAAGACATTTTTTTCATATTTGCCTGCTTATATGTCAGAATTAGGGAGTAGGAACAAAACAAACTTTCTCTCCTTATTTGATAAGCTGTTTAATATTAAAGGAGACTTTAGCAGTGATATAAAAAGAAATCAGAAGAAAAATATTCTACAAAAAATCTTTGGTTCTAATTTTGCATTTATAGGACAAACGGGAGGAGATTTTTGGCTTTACAACAGAGTAGCTCTTGCTTATTGTCAGGCAATGCAAGTTTTAGTTCCCACAAAAACAAAAGTAGTAAAGAAAGTAAAAGGGCTGAATGATGCTTTAGATACTATTGACTCTATTATAGAGAACTCTCATAATATGTCTCTTACAGAGGCTGAGCAAAGTTATATAAATAAGGCTACGGGCACTTCGTATGCCCGTGTAACTTCTGTAATATCAATGCAAAATGAATCAAATGATATAAGTGAAGCATGGAAAACTCCTTCTACTAATATTGGAACGGGTATAGATAATCTTGTAAGAGATTTCTTTGCTGACCTGTTAGTTAAAACTGACGATGGAGTATGGCATCATGACAGTAAAGGAGATGATTTAGAAGCTATTTATCCTAACGTTAAAACAGAAGATCTAAATGCTTTTCTTGAGCAGTTATCCTCTTTAAAAATAGAGTTTGACAAGAAGGGGCTTAGTGTAGTGCCGAGAGATATAGTCGCAAGGGGTAAAATCAGAATAAACGACAATGGAATTATAAGAGAACTTAATGTAGCTGGAACATTGGATTTACTTGTCTATGACAGACAGGGTAATTTCTATATATACGACATGAAGACACATAGAGGCAAGATCAGAAACACAACTAAACACCACTGGGCTATGCAGCTGAGTCTTTATAAAAGATTTCTCGAAGAAGAATATGGCATTACAGTAAAAGGTCTTAATATTATTCCGATACAAGTGCATTATGATACTCCCGCAGGGGCTGTTTCTGCAGGAGAAGAAGGTACTGCTGAGTATTCGGTGATTGAGGGCACTAATCAGCTTTTACAGGATGGTAAGTTTTTTAAAGATACTAAGCCCTCTTTAGATAAAATTATACCATTAACCGAAATAAAGAAAATACCAATAGAGTATAATGCTTTAGGTTATAATAAACAATTTGCAAAAGTAAGTGATGTAAGTGATTATACTCAGATGTCTTTGCTTGAGGCCTTGCAAATAATAAATACTTTTTCCGATAGAAGTGACATTAAGAAAATGGTTGTTCCTGATGGAACTCTTGATTCAGATGGACTTTCTTTAGATCTTGATAAAGTAAGCCGGAAAATACAAAGAATGGGGCATAAATTGTTTGGTATTTATAACGATGAAGATTCTGTGGTCGCCCAAAGGATGGTCTTAGGAAGAGCGTTACTGCAGTATAGGCAATGGATCAAGCCTCAATTTAATCATAGATTCCAAAAAGCACAAGTAAATCTTCTGACAGGTAAAACTGAAGAGGGTTACTATAGAACAGCAGGAAAGTTTTTAGCGAAAAAATTTCTTTGCAATTTTATGAACGAGGCGCTTAGAGGTAAAATTCAAATAGCTGCTAATTGGGATGAGTTATCAGACGATGAAAAATCCAACATCAAAAGAGCTGTTTTTGAAATAATCCAATGCTTATGTGTATATCTTATTGCTACCTATGCTCCTTGGCCAGATGATAAAAAAAGGCCATGGGTATTGAAATATGCAGAATATATAGCACAAAGAGAAAAACATGAACTGGGGATGCTTACACCCTCTATAATGCAAGCACAGGAGTTGGCAAAAACAATACAGTCTCCATTGCCCATAATGAGTTCTATTAACAATATGATTAATCTTATACGAAGTGTATTCTCGCCTGGAGACTGGATTGATGAAAAGACATCTGGTCCTTATAAAGGTATGAGTACATTGGAAGCTAATTTTCTCAAAGCGCCTTTACCTGTAGTCACTTGGTATAAACAGATAGACAAATTAGGGGATCAGATAGATACATCTATTAATTATTATGCGAGATCTAACGTCCAATAAAAATATTTACAGTTAATAATAAGGGGATATGCAGAAGACATATCCCCTTATATTTTATGTTGCGTTATCTATAACATGCACATAAATAATCCTTCTCTCTCACTTACTGTGAGCATGTCATAATCTTTCTTACTAATATTTCTATTCTCAAGTGCTTGTATCTGAGCGCTTGGAAGATTATCATATTCCATTCGTTGCTTGTAGTAATCATAAATGTCTGCAAAACTTATGGGGGTAGTCTGTCTGTATCTTACATACCCTTGCCTATGCAATCCTGGACTCCAATAATCTTCAGATGTTACTGACCTGTTATTATACCCTGCAATGTACCATCCTCCATATTTCGTTGGTTGTAAATGCCATACTACAGAATCACCTGCTTTTTCTGACATCGCTTCCAAATCATCATTAATTTGTGCTATTTGGTAATCAGTTAAGTTCTTTTTATGTATATTAGCGAAATAATACTGAGTAACTTCTTTTTGGATGTCAGAAAGCCTCCTATACTGTATGCTATTTTCCTCTGTATTCAGTAAAGCGTTCTCTATAATATCACTTTTTTCCTCATCATCGTTAATAGTATTGGTTATTTTACCTCTGGTTATTCTATAGTATAAATTATTAATAAAGGGTTCATTGCCTATCCAATTTTGTATAATATGTTTTAATGTTCTGAAAATCTTTGTCAAAAATCCAGTAAAAGGCTTCTCTTCATCTTGCACATATCTTCTGAAATCTTCGGCTAAGTTCTCTTCGACAATAAGGTATGCGTTCTTGTCTTCAAGTTCAATACCATATTTTTCGGCGCCTTCAGAAAACATTTGCATAGCCTCATCCTTAGAAAGGAACAAATCAACTACAGCATGAAAAGCCTCATGATAGACAGTGCCTCTTGCTGCCTTATCAGATATAGTCATTATACCTTTATTACACATACCCCAAGCATAATCAGCATTTTCTTTTTCCCTTATTCTAATTAGACCATTTACAATTCTTAAATGCTCGTCATTAGATAATTGAGGCAATGCTTTTGACAACCATTTTACTTCTTTTTTAATATTTACTTTTTCAAATTGAGTACCATCTTGAACCCTGAATGCAGGATGCTCAAAATACTCTAATATTTCGTCTATATCCTCCTCTTCAATAGATGTAATATCATTGTCTGTTGCTATTAATAGTCTTTCTATTGCACCTTTAAATACTCTTTCATAGCCATTATTTATTAAGCTTTCTGCTCTTTGTTTTTGTTTGGAAGTCATTATATCCCAAATTTTTTGTAATTGGTTATTTTCAATATACTGGGGATAGTGACTTTGAGCAATTTCTTCTTTTTCAGAATGCTCTGTCGTTCTTTCTGTCTCAGTTTCTTGTTGGGTGTTTCTAACAGCATTAGGATTGACTCCCTCAACAAAGTCCCTGAGAACCATGTGGTTAAAGTCTTTCAAAGTCAGTTTGTCAAGCTCGTCTTGCGTCCATACTCCAAAAGTCTGAGCCAGGCCTTTCCACACATCTAATATCCACTGCTTTAACTTATCAATGATGCCATTAGCCCCTTTCTCTTGAGCCAGCTTCATAAGCAAGGCTTCTCCGCCCTCTCCAACAAATCTTGAGTGCACTTCAGAAGCAATCAAGTCTTCTATCTCCTGTGCTGTCTTTCCTTGTGCCTGCCATTTCTTGCCATAGTTTTCATCCTCAGCAATCTGTTTCCAAAGGCTTGTCTTCCTCATCAAGTCCTTGCCTCGTTTCCACAACTTGCCTAAGTTGGAGTCGGGGGCTGCATTTATCAGCATATTGTCCCACAGGTGCGTGTATTCGTGTATGACGGCGTTGGGAGACATCTTTGTCTCGTCGAGCCATATCTCGCCGTTATACGTGAAACCATAAAGTTCTCCTTGTTCTTCTTGTCCTGCATCACGAATAACTCTAACTACCTTCCCATTGACAGTGTTCTTCCAAGAATCAGTAGATGGACCAAATACTATATTTATACTATCATAGCGCGCTATCCAAACATCTTTTGCAACTTTTCTCTCAAGTCTTGCGGGACCACTATCAAGCCATATTTGATCTCCAACTTTTAATTCATCAAAAGAAACATACTCTACAGGAAGAGTTATCGTAGTTCCCCCAATAGTGTAACTTCGATATTCAGTACCTTTTTGATTAAACTTCCGAGGTCTTGAAATTCTTAACTCTTGTATTTCAGTGCGAAGTTCCTGTAAGTTAGTAATACCTTGTCTATGTAGCATAGTTTGGAAATCTATAACGGATTCCATTAAAGGTTCTATTTGTTCAAAAAGATTTGTACTTTCTGCCTTTAAATTGAATATGCGTTTAAAGAAATCCTTTACAGCATTCAATACATCATAGAATAAGGTATGCTTTTGTATAGTCTCTTTTGTAAGCGGCTCAAGATGTTTTAGTAGTTCTTGAAAATAGGGATTGGAGAAAAACACTGCAAGAAATTCTGATGGCTTATCTAAAGATTCTCCAAATAACGCTACATCTTCATCAAAAAGAATTGAGCCTGGAGTGAAATGGCCAAAAGTTAATTGTTTTTTTACTTCATTTGCGATTACCTCAATGTCTTTCTGTAATTTTTTATCTCCCGCTATTCCAATGCTGGTATATACATGGATAATCTCATGCAGCAAAGTATAGGCATCAGCAGAAGATTTATCTAAAACCACTGTCGGAGTATAATATTTCCCTTTTTCAAATATAGAAAAGTGCACATTCCCTTTTGCATTTTCCAAATCACCTATTTTTATAGGAAGATTTTGGTAAAATGGTATGCTCTTCAATGTATCCACCAATTTTCTGTATTGGGGAAAATGATTCCATAAGTAATCTAATGCTTGTCCTATATTTTGAATATTCGTTATTTCGGTAATATCCTTATCATGATGTCTATTAAAATCAAGGTATGCCTCATGCCTTAATTTTGACAATAGAACTTCTGTATCTGCTACACTATAAGTTTCTCTGTATTCTACTTCCTGTTTTACTTTAGCTTTGATAGCTTCTACACTGCCTTCCCAAGAAGAGATAAAGTCTTTAGCTGTTTCTGCTTTATACTTTATAGCAGCATTTGCATACATAAATTTCTTGTAGGCAGCTATTTGAGCATCTATTGTTTTGTACCACTTATGTTTTTCATAAGCGTTTCTTTGCGCTACAGTTTTTGATCGGCTTCCATCTATGCTGTTAAACTGCTTTGGAAGAAACTTCTTTAATAGCATCTGATCTGATGCGCTCCATTCTGATAATTGTCTATATCCCTTAACGATGCTCAATAGAGCTTGTTTGAGATTTGTGGGACTAATATAACTTCTAAGGTTGCAGTTGTCTATAGTGTCTTGTAACCTCTTTAATAATTCTTCTTTTGAAAGATTATCTATATCAATTCCATCAGTATTTATAGGAAGTATCTCATGTAAAATATCCCTTTCTGTTCTCCCTGTCCATTTTTTAGGAGATTTATGGGATAACTGCTCCTGTTTGTTTTTTGCTCTTACTGCGGGACGAATACGTAATTTTAGATAAGTATTATAAAAATTTGTAAGACGTTTTTCTCTTGGAGTATTTCTTTGATACTCATTTATTTCTTCAAAATTCGTCTTTACAGTTATGGTAATGTCTGATGTATTTCTTGTGCTGCGTCCATTATTTCTTCTTGTGTTGGAGTGTGTTCCATTGTCCAATGTTCCTCTATCCAATACAGCATTGCCATTGTCTGCTCTTCTGATTTGCACATTAATCCCACCATCAGTGCGTTGTCCATTTCGAGAGGCAAACTCCCTAATGCTCTGGCTAAAATCTTCTGCGCTTCTGAAAGTGAGCTTTTTGTTTCTAACATACTCTTCAAAATCATTTAAGAAATCTTCATTACCATCTATTTGCATAATGGCCCTTGCTTTAAAAGAGCCTTCTCCAAAGTAATCACAAAGATACCAATAATTTGCTGTTCTTGCAATAGTTCCGTATGACGATTTATTTCCAAATCTGCCAAACAAATTACTGTTCACAACAGACCATTCTGCCTTGTCTTCAATGTCTATATAATAGTTATCAAACCAAGCCTGTACATCATCAATACCGTGCTCTTTAAGAAACGCATCTATCTCCGCTTTATTGTGTACGGGGATGCCTATTTTTTCTGATTGCTCCTTAGTTTGCTCAAATACTTGCTGCTGGAGAGCAGAGGTATTTTGCGATTGACTGCCCTCATCCAATACTTTTGAAGTGTTTTGTTTGGACTGAGTCTGTGCGTGGTGTATTTTAAGACGCTTCCTTTCTCTGCGTACTCCTGTATCTACTATAGAGCTATAATCTCCCTTAGTTGTTTCTTCTAATGCACGTAACCTTACTTTCTCAAATAAAGCGTTCAATAAAGTTCTTTGCTCGTTTTTATTTGGATTCTGTAAAGCATTTATCGCTTCTTTTTCCTCTTCTTTTGTAAGTTTGACCGTCACAGTATCCGTATCAAGAGCCTTTCTGCTGAACTCAACACTTCCATCACTAATCCTCTTGACGGCATTACCTGTTATACCATAAGCAGTAGGAGCGTTGCTTATGTTTAACACTTCTGCTATGCCTTCACGTTCTACCTCATCAAAATCAGCCTCTGTTGTTTCAGAGGAAGCGGAGTCTGTTGACCATAAAGTAGTAGCCTCTTCTTCCTCATCTTTTGTAACTTTTGCAGTATTTGTACTTGTATTTAATTCTTCAAGCCTTTCCCGTATTTCTTCTTCATCAGTAATATACTCTTCGTGTCCTGACAAATTATTAAATAACGCTCCGTTACTAAGTCTGTACCATGTAAGGGCTTTAGGGCTTACAGGTGAAAGCATATTATTTACAGCTACCTCATTTTTTGCTAATATAATATTCCTCTCTTCTTGGCTTAAATCATTTACGAAATTTTTTTTATCATCCTGAATAAGTGTTCCTACTACAGTGTACTTTTTACCATTATATAATATAACAGGATTTGATATAGTTTCTTTTTGCGAGTAATTTGTAGTATCTGTAGCTACTTCTTTCCCAAAACTATCTAAAGGATTAGTGGTAAACCAGTCGTTTACAGTATGAGGAAAAACTAAATCTGTATGAGCCACTTCACCTATAAGAGCGTTATAATTTATATTCTGTCCCCTATAATTTATTTTTGTATTAATCAAATTTTTATTTATCCTTACTGCAAAAGAATTTTGTTTTGCCATAGTATTAAGAACACTATCTACTATACTATCTACAGTAGAATTTTTAAATATTCTCTCTCTATAAAATAGTTGTGTTTCTCCTGTTTGTGTTACTTTAGAAATTATAAGTTGCTGACTTTTTTCATTGATTCCTACTAAAAAATTATGCCCAAATACCGTCTCTAAAGCGATTCTTAACGCTATTTGACCTTCAGTAGTCATAACATCTTGACCTTGCATTATCTGAAGTATTTGGTCTCTCATGAATAATCCCAATCGGGTTTCTTGTATAGCAGAATTATATCTGTCCATTTGAAAATGAACGGGCATTAATTTTCTTGTTCCCTCTCCAGAAGGCACAAGTACGTATGGAGTGCCTGAAACACTGTTAACAGGATTAAGCATGTTTGAGATTGTAGCGTTTCCAGTTGATAGTACACCTCCAACAGTTACAGCCAATAAAAATTTATCTTCTGCCTCTTCATTATGTACTTCAAATAAATCATTGAGGGTTCTGTCCTCTTTTTTTGTTTTTTGACCATTAAACATTAAATGCCCAAGCATTGTTTGGTTTACAGTAGTCTGCTCCTTAAATAAAAACAGATTTTCACCTGCTTCTTTACTTTTCAGCCATTCATTATATTCTTTCAAGTTTCTGTGATAAAGTTCAGCAATACCATACTTTGAGAAAGAATAAAAAGAGTCTGATGGCAAGTTAATAGGCAGACTCCCTATTATTGTTTTTCCTTCGGAATCTGCAGCCATAAGAATAATAGAGGCATTACTATCCTTTGTACTCTTTTGTAACTCGTCATTAAGGTTTTTGTCTGATACAAAATAAACCTTATCTCCCTTTTTTACTTTTGAAGCATTTTGGAAAGCATGATTATTTTTAAGATAATCATAAACTGTTTCCATTGCTTTTCTTTGCTTCTGTGAATAAGCCCTTTTTGCTGCATCAGATTTGTGAAAAGGCATGTCCAGCACTTGTTGTTTCCTATCTTTTCTATAGTTGTAGTATTCATCCATATCAGTTCTCCATGATCCTGCAACAGCACTTGTTTGGGCTATTACTGGAGGATCCTGAGTATTACCGCCTTTCTCTTCATCGGGGGCATTATCCCCCACCTCTTCATTATCTATATGCTCCGACTCTATTGCTTTTTCCCTATTTTCCTTGTCCTCTAAAATCTGAGCATTCTCCGCTGCTTGTATAGCTTCTGTACCGAATAATTGATTTCCTATTTGTCGTACTGTAGCATATAGTAAGGGCGTGTGTTCTAACGCTGTGGACAATTTTTTATAACTATTATCCTCTTTTAATACTTGAATAATAGCTTTAGGATTTTTAAGGTTATCTTTTGTATAATGGTGTATTATGTCTGTTATGACTTCTCTTGTGGCATTTTCTATAGATGTCTGCTGTGCTGGCGATACTTCACCAACCATTTCCATATTTATTACCATTAATATCGCAAAAGCTTTTTTCTTTATATCTTCATTAATGTCTTTTTTTTGTTGCTCTGTAGTTTTTGTTTCTTTTTCAACAGCAGATTTTTTCGTTCTTTGTCTATTTTGGGCTCTTTTATCTGCCAAAGTAGTCGGCTTATTCTTTTTCTTAGAATTTTTTATTATTACTTTTTTTTCTCCTGCTTTACTGACAGGGTCATGTCCTGTGGACTCTTCTGCTGCTTTTTCTGCTTCAGAGTCTGGTGTGGCCATACCTGTAGTTTCTGACATGTTTTTAGTTACAGTATTTATTATATCAGTAAGAGTTGCCTCCTCTTCTTCACTCAACGGAATATTTTTGGATATAGCCATAAAAGAATAACTGTCTGCATTTTTTAGTTCTTCCTGAGAATATTCAAGTAAGGCTTTTTCTGCAATGTCACTTATTTTATCTGAAAATTCTGGAGAAATGTTATTGTCTTTTTGCCTTTTAAGCAATTCTTTCTGCACTGACTTAACTATTTTTTCCGATCCTTCCACATCATCAAACATTTCCTTTAACTGCTTGTCAACAGCAGAAGTCTCCCCTTCGGAGTATAAAGAGTTTTTCGCTTCTTCACGCTCTTCGGGAGTTAAGTTAAGTATCTGCTCTCTTGTTAAATTTTGAATGGAAGCCCTTTTATTTGCTTTTTCTGAAGCAGTTGATTCAACTTGTCTTGCAGCGTCTATTGTGGCTCTATTATTTTTTTGTTTTAACGGATCTTCTGAGTATTCGTTAAATTTATCCATAAAGTTATTATATGCTTGGGCCAATCTGCCTGTATCTCTAAGAGCGGTTATCATGCTTTCGTAATCTGCCTTAGGCATATTTCCTAAAAGATTCTTGCGCAAAGTGTCATTTTTATTGGCGTGGTCTAATAAGTCCACATTATTGCTTAGTATCCAATTAACTTGAGGCACTGTTTCCTCATTAGCTTCGCTAATACTTCGCAAAATCCCCCTCAATCTCGTAATATAGTCAAGATCATTTATGGCTGTTTTTTTATTGTTTATTTCTCTGGCTTTTAAAATATCTGATCCAATGGATGATGCTGAAAAGACCTCTTCGGAATCTGAAGAAGCGCGTTCTAAAATTTCTTGCAGATCTTCTTGGTATTTTTGAAGAGCCTGGTCTAATTTTGTATAGTTGCCAAATTCTTTTTTTAAGTCTTGCACTCTTGCTTTAAACTTATCGCTTTTCCATAATAGCCATGCAAGTTCAGTTACCTCACTCTCATTTTGATTGACATTGTTATTGGATATGCTTCTTACTTTGCTGAGTGCCTTGTCATACCTTTCTATATCAGCTTTAAAATCTTCTCGTTTTTTTATAAGGGCTTTTCTCATTTGATTAGAACCCTCTTCTGTATCTGTTAGATAATTGCCATTAGCATCCTTCCATCCCGCTGTGTTCTTTTTTCTGTTCAATGTATCAGGATTAACTCCGTAATCTTCGGGAGAAGTCATTTTAGCTATATTCTCAAGTTCTTCTTGAGACATATTCTCAAAATCAAAGGAAGCCATTTGTAATAAATCATCTCGTCTTCCAGTAGAAAGGAAAGCATTTATGCTCCTCCATGTTTCATTGTCTTCTTGGTTTTTAAATTCAAATTTATTGTCTGTTTCTGACCAGCCTGCCATAGCGTCATTGAAAATCTTTTTCATCATAAGATTTTCTTTATTATTTTGTACTTTGTTCCGCAGCTTATTCATCCATTCTGTATGTTCAGAACCTCTTTTATTAATTTCATTAGCTGAGTTAATCTCACCAAAAAGACCCCCTGATAACCCAACAAACTTGCCTCTTCCTAAATAGGTATTAGCATCTGCATTTTGAGTTCTTCCAAATGCGGGAGCGCCCAGTAATCCTGTTAATGCTCCTATAGCAAATTCTTCATACCTGTCTGCATTTCCGTAAGTATTAGCAAAAGCCTTGGCGAGGCTTTCATAAGTAGTCAGTGCCTCTTTTTCTGCATTAGGATCGGATATAGCTTTATAATAAGAGTCTGGAGTGTCTGAGTATAAGTTTGAAGAGAACTCTGCAGCCATAGCTTGCGCTAATTCCTCATTACCTTCCCTAAGACCAGTCATGAGCCCTTTGCCTATAGCGGCTTTCTTAGTAATTTTATCCCAGTCGTATGTACCGTCAGCATTCTTCTTAACTCTTCTTGCCAATGGATTGGTAGCTCTTTCCATAGCATCGTTAGCAGACCGATTCCAATTTTTGACTTTGCTATAAGCCTGTTTAAAAAGATTTCCCTTATCTACAGCTCGCCTTCCTACATTAGTAGCGGCAGTGTCAAACCCTTTAGCGTAAAATTTCCCAGATGTATAAAAATTATCAACCATAAGAATTGGAATATTCAAAAGTAAATCCAAATTTCCAATCCTTCTCGCTTCTTCTTGTGCTTGTGTCACACTTTGAGCATAGTTTTTGTCAACCTTCTCAAGTAAATTCCATCGTTCCGTTTCTGTAAGAGAAGTGTCATTATTGATTCTATTTATAGCTTCTGCTCTGCTTTGGTCTAATATTCTTTTTTTATTTGTAACACTGTCATAAGCATTTTGGTTTGCTTCTATCCTACTCTCATTGATAGCACTGTAAGTTGCTCCTGTAAGCTGTGCTCCTAATGAAGAAGCGTTAGACAATAGTTTTAATCCTTTTAAGACTTTAGTGAAAACACCGCCACTGTAAAGCGCTCCTACAGTAAAGCCTAAATTTTTCAAAAAACCATCAGCCCAAAAATCCACGGAGCCTAATTGCTTATACCAAGGCGTTTCTTGAGATTCACGGGTTTTATAATAAGGCATAATTTCATTTTGCACTTTTCTGTTTACTTCCTGTAAACCATTAGACCACTCATTATCCCAAAGTCCAGACCATCTGTTTTCGGCAATAGCTGTTCCAATACCATATACTAACCCTACCGTACCATCTAAAAAAGTGGTTCCTGCAAGAGTGACAGCATTACCTAAAGCGCTTCCCAATTTGGCAATTAATGGTTGATTTTTAGCTCTTAGATCATTTAATTCTCCTGCGTCCCATTCTTCAGGAGTCGCTGTTGGATTATCCCACATGCTATTACCCCAATAATCACCATTGCCTTGCTGTTGTAAAGGTGAGTGTTCAGGACCTTCATAAATAAATTCTTGTGGTTGTATTATTCTAAAAGGCTCTATTTGGGCTAAATCTGCACTTTCTGCTACTGCTTGTTGATATGCAGCAGCATTTTCCTTTTGTAACTGTCTATAAGTTAAAGGTATATTTGTATCTATATTGTTTTTCTTTGCCATAATTACCACATTGGTTTTAATGTAATTGTTGTATTTTTAGAAGGTGTTACTCCTGTAAATAAAGAATTAGTCCCCATTTGGGCAGCTTCAGACTGTCTTTGTTTCGCATATATTTTATTTGCGTCTGTCATTTTTTCTTTAGTCCAAACGATATTGCCTTTTTCATCATAAACTATTTGAACATGAGGATTTCCGTAATCATCATAAATAGTTTTTGTTTTTGGCTTTACTGAAGAAGAAGCTACTGCTCCCCATATATCTGCTTCGTTATAGAAATTTTGAGAATTTTCTTTAGCGGTAGTGTTTATATTGCCCATATTAAGAGGAACTCTTATGGACTTTCCTGTTTTTTCATTTACCATTTTAGCAGTACCTCCCCAATAGCTTCCACTAATTCCCACTACCTTAAAGTTATTTACATCTTCACCTTTAATAGCGTTATTTGTATTTACCCAACCTTTTTGCGCTGCGAAATCTACAGGCTGAAGAATTATTGTTCCGTCAGAGTCTGTTGAGGCTCCCATAATTTGTGCTGTCCAATTAGCAGCTTCATCCCCTGTTACTGGTTTATAATACTCTGTAGAGTGATAGGTATCATAAGAATCTGCCTTATGGGATGATATATATCTATTCCAGACATTGCCTATATTACCAGGTTGCCAATCATTTTGACCCTTTCCAATATATTTGCCTCCTCCTATTCTGTCTAAGAATCTTTTAAAATCTGATTCCATATAATACACAGCTTTTGAATCAGTTTTCCCATATTGGGCTTGATACAAAGCAGTTCCTGACGGTCTTTTCTTCGTGTTTCTGTATTCTCTAAGTCCTTCAGGAGTAAGTAAGGTGCGCCCATGAGCGTCTGTATAAAAATATTTCTTATACTTTTCTATTTCTTTATTAACATTGCTTACTTCTTGTTGAGACCTTAAAGGTAAAGGATTAAAGTTTGAATTGTACCCATTTAAGTTATTGTCTTGGCTTTCTTTTCTCATTTGAGCCTGCAGCCTTGCTTCATAGTTCTCCATAGGTGATACCTGTGTCTGCCCTACGGCTTGCCATAGCCCTTCCCTTGCGTATCTGTACGCTTGGTCAAGCGTGCCTTTGTCTCCCCATTGCGGAATAGGCGTGCTTTGCACCGCATTCTCCACAATGCTGTTAAGCACTTTTGAGCTGTTTGGGTCATCAGGGTTGTTGATAGCCTGCATCACTTCCCCTGCCGTGAAGCCATGCTGTTGCAGCCATGTGCTTGTATAATTGTCCAAAGCCTTGCCCTGTCCGTATTCCCTGAGGCTCTTGGCAAGGGCTGACGCTGCCTGCGCTGTCCTTTGTGTCAGCAACGCTCCGCTATAAGGGGTATAGCTCATGTCAGGATTATCCAAGTAGTCATCTATTGAGGACACTTGCGCGTTCCTGCTGAACAGCAGTGTGGGGTTCTGAAGCAGCGCTTTCCGCTGCTCCTCTATCTGTGCTTTCTTTAAAGTGTCTGCCTGCTCTAATCTCCCAATCTCCCCGGCATACCTCCTCTTCAAGGACATCAGCCCTCTGCGGTTGCTCATGTTCAGCCCTCTCTTCAGCACGTCGTCAGCCATGCTGTTGAGGTCATTGGCGTAGCCCTCGTATATCTGCCGAGCCTTGCTGTCTTCTGGCAGGTTCTCCGACAAGTACTTGAACTTGTCCGCCTTGTCCTGTATAGCCTCATAGTTCTGCTCCATGTTCTCATACTCCTGCTTGTATGTAGCGTAGGGAGTGAGCATCTCCTGGAACGTGAACGGGCTGAAACTGCTTCCAACAACTAATGAGTAATTTGCCATGTTAGTATGTCAGTCCTCCTCTCTTCCTTTTGTTTATTCTGCCGCCTCTTGACTTGGTGTCCTTGTTAGCGTCCTTAAATCTTACGACTCTCATTCCCATAGGGCTGTTGGGGTCTATCACTCCGAACAGTCCCTGCGCTGCCATGTCGGCTATCATGTTATGCTGAGCGTTCTCCTTGCCCAAGCTGCTCAGGCCTGCTCCCAACTGCCCTATGTTGCCATATAGGGAGTTGTACCAGCTGGCTCTTGAGTTGTCTTTCATTTGCGCCGCCTGCATCTGCATCTGCGCGTTAAACTGCTTTTGCTTGTTGTAGTCTGAGGCGTACTGCAGGGCCGCCCTGTTGAAGGCTTCTGCGTTAAACTGGTTTGTCCCCCTGTTGAAGGTGGCCACCTTTTCTCTCTGTCCGAGGTTGTACTCCTCGCCTTGCCTTGCCAAGTCACCAAGCCTGCCCACATGGTTGTAGTCCGCTGCTAATATCTGCGCTCCCCTTGACGGCGAGCTTCCTGAGTTAAGCAGCGCTCTTCTCGTGGCTCCCGCCTGTGCGTTCAGCTTGTTGGTGTAGTAGTCCCTGTCAAACGGTCTGTACTTCATATAATCTCCTATAGGCCTGTACTTCGCCATTATAGGTGTAACTCCGCTGGCGCTCACCGCCGCGTCCAAGTCCGCGTAGTTGGGTTTTCCCACACCTGCCATTTGCAGTCCCAAGCCTACAGCTGGTCCCATGAGTCCCAAATACCTCGGCCATTCCGCCTTGTGCACAGGCTCTAACTCCTGGAACTCGGCTGCTTTGCCGTCAGCTTTGCCCTTGCCTGTCCCCTTCAGCTTGTAGTAGCTGTCTTGGTAGTTAACTCCGTCTATGGTGGTCTGGTATGGGTCTTTGTTTATAAGCTCATACTCGTCCGTGGGGGCTGTTATCTGTGTCAAGTTGCCGTCAGCGTCTTGCAGGTAAGCCCTCTTCTGCCACTGTATCTTAGGGGAGGAAGTGAGATGCCCTATGCTTAAAGCTGTGTTACGTCCGTTCTGCGTGTTCTTGTCCGCGTCGTAGCTTATGTCCTGAAGCATCTTGTCAAAGTCTGAGAACTTGTAGTTTCCTGCCCATGAGTAAGTGCCGTCAGCGTTTCTCTTTACTCTGTTGCCTGCGTATTTGCTGCCGTTTTCCGCCAAGTTCCCTAACCATGCCAAAGCCTCTTTCTCATCACTCTTCAGGTAGTTCCTGAAGTTTTGGTAGGCTTTTGTCTTTTCAAGGGCTTTAGCTAATTTATTTCCTGTCAGCTTTCTGTCTTCTGCAGAAAGCTCTAAGAAAGCTGGGTCATTGGCAAAGTCACTCTCGTTTATCACTCCGTACCAGTCTGCTTTGGGGCTGCCTGCTGCAGCGTCCCAATAAGGGCTGTCCGCCGCTTTGTTCGCTATGACCAACGGATTCCAAGTGCTTGTTGGCGTGAAGTTCAGCCGGGCTTGGCTGTTCTTTGCCAAGGGGTCATTGGCGTACCATGCGTTTTGAAGCAATGGCAGGAACGTGGCCTCGTCCCACTTTGACACATCGCCGTTAGCTTTCAACCATGTGTCTTTGTCTCCTAACGTGTCCTTGTTGGCGTCATACACTTTGTTTGCAAGGTCTGTGTAAGACCACCCTGGGAAGTACTTTGCCAACAGGTCTCCAAATCCGTATTTGTTTACCCTTCCTCCATACGCGCTTATGTTAGGCTGGGGCTGCTGTGCCATAGCCTGTTCCTGCATGGCTTGCTCTTGCATAGCCTGCTGCTGGAGCATCTCCTGCTGCTCTGGCGACACTTGCTGTTGCTGCTGGGCTACCGCCTGCTCTTGCGCCGCCTGCTGCCTTGCGGCAAGTTCCTGCATAACGGCCTGCTGCTCTTGAGGACTGAGGCTCATGAACTCCTTTTGCGCTTCCTTAGCCGCTGTCTCCTGCTTCAGCGTCTCCTGCTCGTTGGCGAGCCCCTCCAAAGCCGCGTCAAGTCCTGCCTTGCTTATAGGGTCGTTAGGACGCTCCTCGCTTTCTTTTTGCAGCTGTTTGGCAGCGTCGGCGAAGGTGATGTCCCTTGTTCCCCTTATGCCGTATTTCCGCTTGACAGCTTTCGGCACGTTAATCCTGTTTGAGAACACAAAGTCATTCCATACTGCCTCGCCTTCTTCAACCATGTTGGGCGTGCCCTCGCTGTCAACGCTCATCTGCACTCCCTCGTTGGGATTGGTCTCATGGCTTCCTCCCGCGTTAATCTGCTTCACGCCGTTGCTGAAGTTGCCTCCGTGGGTCTGAGCCACTCCGCCTAAGCCGAACAGTGACGGCTCTCTCCAAAATACGTTTATGCCCATATCTTTTCCTTTGTCCTTTCCTAATTTTCCTCCGCTGCCGTAGTAGCTGGTCAGGAGTCTCTGCTGCTCCTGCGCTATGTTGTTGGCTGCGGCGTTGTTTACTGACCTGTCAGTGAACTCCTCAGCCGCCTTCAGCTTGTTGTTCCACTCCTTAGCCTCATTCTCTCCCTTGTCGGTGAACCAGCCGTCCCTGTAGGTCACTCTCTTGGCGGGCGTCAGCTGTGAGGCTATGCTCTCAATGTCATTGTTGCTGCCTGCCACCTTTGTTCCGCTTGTCTGGTTAAGGTAGTTCTTGGCTTCACCCACGCCGTATGTCTGGTGTCCCCAGCCTCTGTTCACAAGACCGCCTACCACGTTGCCTGCCAATGTCACTATGCCGCCTACCACCGGGTTAATAGCTCCCACCACGCCTCCGGCGAGGTTGCCTACCTGCGCTATGGTGTTTCCTGTGGGGGTGCTGTAGCCGTCGCTTATCAGGCTCTTGCCTATGCCCCCCACCACTGAGGCTCCCAATCCTATGCCCGCGCTTTCCGCTGAGCTTAGCTTGTCAGCTCCGAACAGGCTTGAGAACCCTGTGCCCGTCTTTGCGGTGGAGCTTAGGGCGTTCTCTGTCAGAGTGTCCTCAAAGCTCTTGCCAAACGCATCCTTGCCGAAGTTGGCCGCTTGCTGGCTGAGGGCGTTCCGTCCCTCGCTTAGAGCTGCGTTAGCGGCGACTGTTCCCGCATAAGTGCCTGCGTTGTTTGCGGCAATATTGGCTACAGGGTTTGTCAGGGCGGTAACGCTCTTGGCCGCTGTTCCTGTGGCAGTGCCGTTAAGCGCGTTCTTAGCGTACTGGGCTATTCCCGTGCCCACGTCCTGCAGCAGGCTGTTGTTTCCAAAAGCTCCTTGTGTGCGGGGGGTGTTGTCAGTATAGGTTATGTCTTTAGCTTCTCCTAATGAAGTCTCATCCCTTGAGCCAGTGTCGGCGGTGTTGCCTGTCGTACCCAAGGCGTTGCTGTTTATATTGGCGTTGGGGGTTAATGACATTGACTGCTTGTTATACTGGTTCCAGCCCACAACAGGAGTAATGTTCGTCCAGTTGAAGCCCTGTCCGTTATAGTTAAGCCCCTGCCCCATATTATATACAGTGCCGCCTGAGCCGCTGCTGTCCATATTGGCGCCGCCCCCAAACAGGTTCTTGTTCCATTTGTTTACGGTGTATAGCTTGTCCTTTTTTCTCATAGCCATGTTTTTGCGGCAAAAATAATCATTCGTTTCCTATAGGAAACATCCTTTAGGAAATTAAAAAGGGAACATAAGCGTTTCACTTATATTCCCTTACTCGTAAAGTCAGCTGGAGCGGCTTTATCATGCTTAGCGCCATGTTCCCTTTAAGGGGAGCAGGTCTTGTTTAATACTAACTCGGCATGAGTTGCTATCCAACTCCGAGCGAGTTGCTATGCGGTTTTCACCTTTTCACCTTTACGCGCCCTCTTCTTCTGTCGTTGTTTTCTCCTCGGGGTCGTACTCGTCATACTCCTGTATCGAAGCCCTCGTGCGCAGCTCCTTGTCGCTCCACGTCTTAGTGTTCATCACGTTCAAGTGAACGCCCTTTATGTTCTTCACCGTGAAGTCATCCCGAGTCTCAGCCCCTGTGGTCTCAAGCCCGACGAAGAACAGCCCTATGTCGCCTAACCTTACTTTCTTTCCGTCAAGCACTAACTCCTTGAGGCAGTCGAGAGCGTCAAGCAGCACTCCTTGAATAAGACCGCGCGAGTAAGCAGAGTTATGGCTCGTAACATGCTCAACAAAATCGTCAAACTCAACAGTGCGGTCTTGAAAAGCCCTGCCGTACCACAGCCCGTTGTACTTCGAGCCGTCCCTCTTCAGCTGGTACTTCTTATACTTAATCACACCTGCCATTGCATGTTTCCTTTCATTATTAATTGGTTAATTGATTGTTATTATTATACGTTTAACACTCCTTACAGCACATATATCATGTTAATTGGAACATAAGATTTATAACTATTTGAATTTGCTGTAGTTACAATCTTATATTGCCCAAGAAAATTAAGTATAAGATTAGTGCCGTTATACATTGCAGTGAGGATAAGGTTATTAATATAAGCTGATGAAGTATGTTTAGCAAAAACATCATTCATTGTTTTTCCATTTATTTTAAAATAGTTTCCTCCATCAGCATCAAAGAATACAATATCTATGCTTATCAGTACCTCCTTGTTTTCTGGAATAACTAACTCCTTTGTTAGATTGTTGTAGGCCTCATCTGCGTCTGAAGTCAAATAAACAAGGTTCACGTCATCAGTAACTGTTATAGTGACATATGTGCTGCTGTTGGTCGTCTCCGAGAAATTAGCTACAGCAGGCGTAAACTGCGTCAAGTCAAACGCTACACCTCCCACTGCATTACTATTAATATACTTCTTAACTCCTGTAAGGAGCGTCTTAGCTCCGTTAATATCTAAATACTCTGCCATAATATTATTAATTTAATGTTTAATTTAATGTTTAATTTAATGTTTAAGTTTATGTTTATTCTAATGTTACTTTGTATAAGGTGTAAGTAGTGTTTTCATCATAGCTATCTGATGGGTTAAACTGAATTACAGGATAGTACCTACTGCTCGTTCCATACTCTTTAGAAGTAATATATGTAGTAATAGTGGAATCTATACCCCATACATGAATACCAGCTGGATTGCCTTTAATATTCTTATATACAATCATAACAGCAATACACTCATTATCAGCATATACGCCGTAAGCGCAATAGTCGTCACTTGAAACTATATAGTCATTTGCAACAAGTGTTTTGTACATATATCTAGTACCAAGTGAGAAATCACTAAACTTATCACCCTTAACAATACTAATCATCCCCCCCCCTCCAGCTTCATCAGCTTTACTATCCACATAATCTTTAAGTTTGCTGAGGGCTACTTTAAGCCCAGCTTTGTCTAAATACTCTGCCATAATATTTAAGTTTAAGTTATTAATTAAGTTAATTGTCAGTTGGAGCTGCCAAGTTTCTTGTCTATATACTCCTTCATGGCTTCCAAAACCTTCTGCAGGTCTTCTTTTGAAACAAATTCTGTCATGTCCTTAATATTTGACTGTTAAACATTAATCGCCTTCTCAGCTTTCTAAGACTGACGTGCACAGCTCTGTGACATCACTCTCTGAAATGGCGCTGTCCGCCGTGGCTGTGGTGCTTATAGTGTTGCCGCTGATGGAGATCAGGTCTCCTGCCGTTAACGCGTCCTGCTTGGAAGCTAACAGTGTGCTTATCTCAGCTTCTGTGTAAGGGCCCGGAAACTCCGTCCCGTGCGTCCAAATGCTCTTGGTGTCCTTCACGAAGACAACCGCGCTCTGGGTTATTGTGCCGTTGCTCAAGGCTGTCAAGTACGCCTCCTCTGTTTGGGCATACACTAACAAGCTCTTGCTGTTCTTTACTGTTGTTGATGCGTCTCCTACTTCTGGTGTAAATGTTGCTCCTGCCATAATGTTTGTGTTTTTAAAGTTAAAGGGTATTGAGGACTCCTTGAAGCTCCCAATACCCCTCTCTGTTAATTGTTAAGCAAGTGTGTTTTTAAATCTTGTTACGCCAACTCTTCCCAAGTGAGCCGCTCAGTGTTTGCTGTTACACCAGCCTCAAGAGAGGTCAGCTTCTCTGCCACTCCTGAGAGCTTAACGCCGTCAGCCCCTACAGTGAGGTAGCTGTCTGATGTGGCGTCAATCTTCACTGAGATGGTGTTGTCATCAGCTATGGCTACGCCGTTGCCTGCCTTATACACGTCAACAAGGCTGTCCACAGGGATGTAGATGTGGCTGCTTGCGGCGTTGGCTATGGTGAGGTCGATGTACTTGTCGCCTACTGCCGCTCCTGTGTAGGGGTCGTCAGCCGTTGCCACCGTCTTCACCTCTCCTGCGCTCACTACCATGTCCTTCGGGATGTCAATGGTTACGCCCAAAGCGTTGCCGTCCTTGTCCTGAAGCTGGTAGCTTGAAGCGTAGCCGTCAGAAGCCGTGGCGAGCTTAACCACTGAGACAGTAGCCTTCAAGCCGTCGCTGTCATAGCTCAGGATAGTGTCATTGGCGTTGATTTTGACCTCTTTCGGGATAGCCACCTCTACTGTGGTGCCGTCGCCTTTGGTGAAAACCAGGTTGCCTGTCGAGCTGTCATAGCTCGCGTCCTTGAACTTCTCGTTGATGAGGGCTGCGGTGTCACTGCTTGTGCCGTAGTTCACGCCGTCCTTGATAATCTCGCCAGTGTCTGTCAAGAAGTAAATCGCCCCTGTCTCCTTTGATGCGAGAGCGTCATACTTGGCTCTCGCGCCTGTAATGAATTTTACTAAAGTCATATCGCCTTAATTAAAAAATGAGTATTATGGAAATCTGTAATTGCCTGTTATTTTAACTCTTCCCAGTATATCGCCTGCCTGACAACGCCGTTGAACTCCTTGATTTCGGCGGTGTCATCCTCATGCCTCTTCAGCCTGTCCTCCAACTTCATGGGCACGCCCTCAGGCCTGCCGCCGTCAGAGCTCTGGGACATTATGGCTTGAGTGGAGGACACAGGATACACGTCTGTGTTGTCTGTGCCTCCGAACAGCTCGTTCTCTTTAAGTATCTTCACGTATGCCATGACATCATGTTCTTTTGTTTCTGGTGCAAATATAACAGTATTCTTCATTCCTCGTAAAAGCCTTACTCCCCTCCTTAATCTTTCTAACTCCCCCGCTTAACAAAGGGCTGGAGACATAAAAAGAGAGCATGTCTCTCAACATGCCCTCCTGGTTATGGAAGTTCTTGTTTCTAATTTCTAACCACTATCCGTCAATCGTTGTGAAGCCGTAGCTTGTAGGGTCGCTGAACAGCTGCTGCCATGTGAGGCTGTTCGAGGACACCTCATAGTCAGTTATGCCCTCTTGGCTGTCATATACCTCGTATG